GCCGCAAGGATGTCACCCTGAGGTTTATAAACAAATATCCAGAGTTGCCCTGCGTCGACGCGCGCCTTCAGCGCTGCTACATCCATGTAGGCGCAAAATTCGAAGAGACTCGGCAATAAATCGGCAATGTCATGCATTAGGGACCAATTCTCCCGGTACACTTGAATGACTGACGTTGGTCTTTTTGCGCCCTTCGAACCAATGTAAAACAGGGATGTTGAGAATGTCAATAGAGGTCTCACGCCCGCGCAAACCCCTGTGTGTTTCTTTAGAATTGACGTTTTTATATCGGTGACGCGATTTCGGGAATTGTATTCGTGGGTGGCAATCAGTTTTCTTGTAATTTCCTTGTTTTTAGGGTTGTCTCTATCGCACGCCAAAAAAACCAAATTGTTGGATGCTGTTTTTTCTTGGCGATAGAGGATGCGCACCGGATAACTACAAATGCATCCGAGGGGTTTATTTTGGTCAAGGGGTTCTTCTGATTTATTAAAAGTGGTTTGTGCAAAGGTTGTTATAAAAGGCGTGTCAAAATGTCCGCTAAAAAGAACATCAAAATGCTTTTTCTCTATCGTGAACAAAATGGAATCCGATGGAATGTAGTTGCAATTCAATTGATCAAGAATTTGGTCTTTAATTTCATCGGTTGAATCATGGTATGATATGGTTTTGCATTCCTTTGAAGTTCCTAAGGTTCCTAAGGTTCCTTTGGAACCCACAGTCCTTTGGACTACAGAACTAATCCACTTATTCCTGCATGGATACTGTTGCAACACATGAATTGGCGACCCTCCCATAATCCGGTGATGAATATCATATGTGTGACTGACCGGCATATGAACCCAAAAGGGATACGCCACATGGACATAGATGAAAAACGCAAACACTGTGAAAAAAAGAGTTATAAAAATGTATTGTTCAATCAACATCCTCTATTGACGTCGAATATAAACTCAGTGTTCATTTGTTTTTTGATGGGGTGACGATATTTTCACAACATATATTAAATAACAATTCAATGTCTGTTTCCAAATATCGCGATCCTAGAACATTGAAGACATACATTGAAAGTGTATTGTCGGAGGTTTTTGTTGCAGAAGACTATGAAATAATATATCATGGCAGTTCTAATTATGACATATTCACAAAAAATCCCATGAAAAAACTCTGCGTCGGATTGGCGTTTGACATTGATTTCATTTACGTTTCAAATTTAGACAAATGCGGAATAAATGGTGCCACCTCTTTGGAATTAGTTGAAAAGGTGGCATTCGAAATGCCACACATGAAACACATTGAATTGATGGACATTTCAAAATTGAAGGTTTGCGGAGTAGAATTGAACCTCGCCTGTTTGAAAATTTTGAGCAAGGGTGAATCGTGGTACAATTCTTTGGGATACAAATACCCTGATTATGAAAGTGACAAACAGTATAATTTAAGTATTATCAACAAACCCTTTGTGGAATTATTGGAAATGTGCGAAACCCGATTTGGGGCAAATTCAATGATTGGTCATATTGAAAAAGATGGAGAATCGTGGTTTCCGGGAACTAAATTAACAGACACCACCCGAGAATATTTTACAAAAATCAATGAAATCATTGTAAGAGAATCTGAATCTTTTTGTGAGAAAAAACCTCAACCAAAATATATTTGGTTGCACTTTTTTTTAAATTATTTGTTTGGAACAAATGGCAGACCACAAATATTGAAATACTCGAATCTTTTGACAAAATATATAGTTCGAACGCCTCCAGGCACGCCTCCGACTACGCCTCCGACTACGCCTCCAAAATCTTGCATTGGTCGTCTATGTTCTGTGTTTTCTCGCCGAGGTGGGTTTAAAAAACGTAATTTGAGAAAATCAAAGAAACGGCGAAAAAAATCACACAGAAACAAATCTCGTTCTAATAGATGGGATGCGATTATTGGAAAGTGATAACCATCGTGTTTGAATATAATAAAAAAACGATGGAGAAAGAATTCTCTATCGAACCCTGCAATTTTTATGACATTGAAGTCCCAATTTCCAAAAGTTTGGAAAATGATGAAGACGCGATAGAGAGAATACACCGAAGACATGTTTTGGAACGTGTTAAAACAATGCCGATTCCAGATCCTGTTGTCATATTTGACGGCAAAAGGTGGTCATCATGCACTCAATGGGAACAAGATCGCATCGAAAAAATGATTTATGATGAGCGTTTGATAAATGTGAACCGAATCCTGTTTAAAACCACTTTTGAGTCTCCCAATTGAAAATCTCTATCGACGGTTTAAAATAACCAACAAAGTGCGGTGTGAGACAACCCCCTATGACCACCTCCCTATGACCCCCTCCCCTCCCATATTTTTTCATTGCGTCAGGAAGGTCCCGGAGGGACCGCGCGACGCTAATCGGAAAGGCGAAGCAAGAGGGTGATTGCACCCTCGTGAAGGGTCCTTCGGACCCGACTGTGCCACCTTTGGTGGCACTTGAGAAAATTGATTTTCCAAAAGCATTCAAACACTGTAATACAAATTATCCAAACAATGTCTACTTTCACCAACACAGAATATAACCCCTATTTTGAAAATTACCCCTATGAATTGAGTGATTTTCAAAAACACGCCATCAAGGCAATCGTCGACGGCAATCACACTCTTGTAACTGCCCACACCGGTAGTGGCAAAACGTTGCCTGCCGAGTTCGCCATTAAACACTTTGTAGGAAAAGGCAAAAAGGTGATTTACACCAGTCCCATCAAGGCGCTCTCCAATCAAAAATACTATGAGTTCTCGCGGAAATTCCCCGACATCACGTTCGGTCTCTTAACCGGCGATATTAAAACCAATCCCGATGCGGATGTCCTCATTATGACCACCGAAATCCTGATGAATAAATTGTTCCGAATGCATGACGAAACACCAATGAATGCTCGACTCACCTTTAATATGAACATTGAACAAGATTTAGCAGCAGTGGTTTTCGACGAGTGCCATTACATCAACGACGCACACCGCGGTCACGTGTGGGAACAATGCATCTTGATGCTTCCAACACAGGTGCAGATGGTTCTCCTGTCGGCAACCATCGACAATCCCGCGAAATTTGCCCAGTGGATTATGGACTCGAAGGGATCCAAGACTTCGTCTAATAACGTGTATTCCAAGACTTTGTCTGAAGAATATAAACACGTCATCATCTGCTCCACCAATCATCGTGTAGTCCCCCTGACACATTACATGTTTGTCACCACGAACGAAGGTTTACACAAGAAAATCAATGACAAGTCTGTATCAACAAGTCTACGCAAAACACTAAACACCTGTTTGACAATACAGGATTCCGGGGGCGCGTTCAATTCGAAAAACTATGGCGAAGTCAGCAACATTCTGTCTCTAATGGAAAAACACGGAATTGGCACGACTCGGAAACAGGTCTTAAATACCTTGGTTGAACACATGAACTCTTCTACTGGAGGAAGTTCCGGAGGAAGTTCTATGCTCCCTGCAATCGTCTTTGTATTTTCCCGAAAACTGGTCGAGCAGTGTGCCGAAGAAGTAACGGTGCCTCTATTTGCAGAGAACAATCCCGACACGGTGGACATCCCTTACCACAAAATCAGACACGAGTGTTTTACCATCATTCGGCGATTGCCCAATTGGCAAGAATACGCGGACTTGCCCGAGTTTGTGCGCCTAGTTAATCTGTTGGAAAAAGGTATTGGAATCCACCATTCGGGTATGTTGCCCGTTTTGCGAGAAATTGTGGAACTGATGATTTCCAAGAAATACATACGAGTGCTTTTCGCGACGGAGAGTTTTGCGATTGGACTCGATTGCCCCATTAAATCTGCTGTGTTTATAAGTTTGAAGAAGTTTGACGGAAGTTCCGGAGGAAGTGGAGGAAGTGGAGGAACAAATGCAGGAAGGTACCTATTCTCCCACGAATATACCCAGATGGCAGGACGCGCCGGTAGGCGCGGCATTGACACCATCGGCAACGTGATTCATTGCGCCAACCTGTTTGAAAACGCGACCTTACCCTCCCAACGAACCTATTCCGAAATACTTGGCGGACAACCGCAGCGCCTTGTAAGCAAATTCAAGATTGATTACAAAGTGGTGATGAACTTACTTGCTGTTGAATCAAGTTGTAAGGACTTAAATACAGATCTCACACAAACAATCTGTGATTTCATCGACAAATCGATGATGTCATCGGATATGGGATCCTTGGGACGCGGTCTAAAACAGGGAATTGAAGAATTGAAAATGAAAATTTCGGAAATGGAACAACAAGTTTTATCAACGCCGATAGAGATTTTGAAAGAATATTGCAAAATGGAGGATATTCGATCCATGGCGTCCAATAAGAAATTAAAGGAAATCGATGGGCGAACTGCAGAGATGCGTGGATCAAACCCAAACATGGTTAAGGACCTGGAAATATACAAGAAAATCAAATTGTTACAGGCAGAGCACGCGGTAAAGGAATCTGAAATGGTTGCTGTTGCAAATTACGCCCAAGGCAAGGTGGAAAACGTATTGAGTGTGCTTGCCGAGAGAGGTATAAGTGCGTGTGCCAATGGCATAGGCATAGACAATCAAAAAATGCTCATTTGCAGTTCGATTGCCGAGGTGAATCCAGTCCTAATGACTGCCCTGTTTGAAGAATACAACGACTTTGCCGATTTCACACCCGAATTAATTGCCTCGTTATTAACCTTGTTTGCCGATGTGCGAATCCGCGTTGACGACGAGTTCTACGTCGAAAACCCGTTCCTAGACTATGCATTCGTCCAGTTCAAACACGTGTGTGATGAATTGGGCGAATGCGAACGGGCGCACGGTCTGGAGGACCCGGTAGATTCTGAGGAATTCCTATACTCGGCACTCATCGCGGACGATGTGCTCGAATGGTGCCGCAGTGACACGGAGACGGCGTGCAAACAGGTGTTGTATGATTTGATGTCATACAAGGGCATTGGGGTGGGCGATTTCACCAAGGCGCTGTTGAAGATATCAACTGTTGTGCGCGAGTTGATATCCGTATGTGAGAAGACTTTTAAAATAGAACTGAGGAGTCGTCTGTCGCAAATTGACCGACTGTTGCTGAAACATGTGACGACGAACCAGAGTTTGTATCTGTGAATCTATTTCCTTCTCGAATTTCCTGTGAACCTCTTCACTTTGAAATCCTTTGCCTTTTACCTCCAAGGGTTTTGTCAATTAACAAGGATGCTTCATCTTCTTTCGCGTTTATTTCTGCGAATTTTTCCTTCGACATAATACCGCCATAAGATCTGCAACTTTTATCAATGATATTGATAATGTCAAATTTAGCGTCCTTTAAAAATTTCACCAATTCACTTTGCAACATGGCGCCCTTGTATTCTAAATCCGAATATTGGTCTTTCAGTATCGCCAGAATTTTGTCAAAAATGGGTTTCCCCATAATCTTTATCAAATCTTCACGCGACTCAGGGTCATTTACGGCAAATGCATATATATCTAAATTGTCAGTGCCAAGTTTATTCAGTTCTTGCATCATTTCTTTGGAAATCTCATGTAAACTTGGATGTTTTGAAAAAAAATCCTTTATCTTCATTTCTCCGAATTCCTTTTTTAAATGGAATTCATCTTTGGCATCATTCATAATTTTCAACAAATCGTCGTCCTCGGCAAATTTGAAGGACACCGGTTTATTTTTCATATCTGCAATGAATATTCCTTGGTTGGGATGTTTTTTGTCCGTGAAATCATAGAGGTGATCAATGACCGGAGTATAAATTTGCCAGTCCTCGTTTTTAATTCGCGTCTTGAGCGTGTGTCTCGATTGCCGATAATTCGTTGTTTTTTCGCCCAATTGCAATTTTTCCTTGTCTTGTTCGGTCAAAAAATGTACTACATTCGTGCTAGTTAAATCGCGGCGGGTTTCTCTTTTAAATTCGGGTTTAATATTTTCCAACATTAAAAAGGTATTGTCACGTTGATTCTTTATTTCGGCAAAGTAGATCATCTTTTTGATTTCATTCAATGACATTTGACTAAAAAATCCCCAACATCCAAATTTACCTGCTTGCGACAAAATGCGAACTGATGGGTCCACGACGATTGGTTTTTTCGGCATGTCTGTGCCGTGGCATACAATATAGACTGTGATTTTGGATGGATGTTTCATGGTCTTAACGCTCTTACTACTGCTTTTACTACTTTTACTACTTTTACTGCGCTTACTACTGCTTTTGCTGCTCTTACTTTTACTGCTGCGTTTTTCACATTCACCTGTTTTTTTATTTCTGCGCGTACCTTTTCGGCATTTTGCGTCCATCTATATATTTCACTGAGAAACTCTCTTGAAAAACTCATTCACTTGCTCGTGGTCCGCACCGACTACTGAGTTGTCCGGAATATAACTTAGATTACCCTGTTTGAAATGCAAGATTGCCGGGATGCCGGATACTTGTCTGCGCGATTTGAATGCGCCGTAAAGGTCGAATGAATCATCTACGTCGACTGCAATGCAGATATTTTTCTTGTCTAACCCTTGGACAGACGCCCTGGTTAACAGGTCAAACCACTGCCCCACGTGCGCCTCGATGCGCTTACACGGTCCGCACCAGGTCGCGCCGAATTTAATAATTACGTTGCCGGTGTTTTGTTTGAGGAGTTCCTCGAACTGAGGTTTTGTCAATTCGCGTTCATACACTCCTGGCACCTCTGTCGGCGCCACTTTTGCGTGGGGATTACTAAACTGCATTGTCGATTCCTAAATATATCTATTGTGTAGATTTCTCTATTGGTCCAAAGGACGAATCATTCAAATCTACGATTCTTCGAATCTTCGTAAATCCCCACAATTTTTTATATCCATTTCTGTATTATGTCATACAATTTAGATATCAACACCTACTCTTTAGAAGAAATGTTCGGTCTATTTGACCTGACCTACGATTTGACCGAGGAATCGATGCGCGCCGCGAAAAAAAAGGTGCTCATGATCCACCCCGACAAATCGAAATTGTCCTCCGAATACTTCCTGTTTTACAAACAAGCGTACGAAATCATCCTCGACATTTATAAGCAGAAAAACCGCATCCAGAACGCGCCTCTATCGGCAACGGTTTACAACCCGGAAGTTGTCAAAACAAAAGGAATTGGCAACCAGGAAACCATAAATTTCAATCCCTCCGGGTCCAAAGAAATCCAAGGAAAGAAATTCAACGACAAATTCAACGAACTGTATGAAACCAATATGGCGAAAAAGACGGACCCCAGTAAGCACGACTGGTTTAGACAAGAGTCGGCGCAGGACGATTTCGCAGGTCGCAATATTAATTCCAAAAACATGGGCGAGGCGATAGAGGAAATCAAGGTTCGACAGCAAAGTCAGCAAATGTCCGTGTATAACGGGGTCCGGGAAATTCGTCCCATGGGGTTTGGCACGAGTTATTACGAAGATGCCGACGACAGCGCCAATACTTCCTACGTCGAATGCGACATATTTAGCAAATTGAAATTCGACGATTTGCGAAAAGTACATCGCGACCAGACTGTATTTGCCGTTTCGGAGAAGGATTTTTCCAAGGTCACGCAATATAAAAACGTCGACCAATATGTGAACGCGCGCGAGCAAAACAAAGGAACTGCAATGTCCAAGGAACTATCGAACAGCGTTCTAGAAAAACAACAGAGGGAATATGAGCGAGCAATGATGCAGAAACAGCAGCGGGATCTACTGTTACAGCGAGAATACGAGGCGAAACAGAAGGCAGTTCAGGCAGCATTTATGCGGATTGGGAACTAGAGCAAATAGTAAAACATTTTACAATAATATATTAGAAAATGTTTTTGTCAAGTGGCGGTGGATTAAATGCTGCATCTTTGAATAATTTGGGTGGGGCAGCAGTAAATAATTCAAAAACCATTCTGCAGGCGCACTTGGGTAATAATTTGAGTGCGGTTTCATTTGTTGCAGGGAACGCTAATGTGGTCAATGATACACTGGGAACGGGCAACTGGAAGTTCTATGTGGCACCTTCAACAAGTATAGCAGCAATTACAGGGGCGAGTAATTCAACAGAATGGACTGTGGGTAATTTGCTTTCTTATTCTTCTGGAAGTTCACCTATTTTAAATTATTCATTTGATCCATCCACCAAGTCTGGAAGCACAATTAAAAATTTGGCAACAAATGATTATGGTTTGACTCTTACGAATGGAGCAACAATAAAACCACGAGATTTGTATAGTACACAAAATGCAGGGTCATACATAATTAATGGACAAACTAATCCAACACTAACATTTCATCGTGGATATACTTACAGAATTGTGACTGGTCATGTAAACTATCCAATGTACATCCAAACTGTGCCTGCTCCATATAGTAGTGGCAATGTCTATAATACAGGCGTAACAAATAATGGAACCGGAACTCTTGTAATTACAATTGTGGTAACAAATGATACACCAAGCACATTGTATTATACTCATGCTGGTGGCACAATCGGAACAGGATCAGGAACAATTAACATTGTTGCGTCGGGCGAACCAGATACCGTTTTGTCGATGAATGTGTCATCCGGTCAATATGCAACTTCTTCTGTGCCTTTGTCATTTTCACAACCATGGACAATATCTTTTGTTTATCAATTCACAGGAACGTTTAATGGAGACCCCACAATATTTGAAATTGGCAATGCAACTGGATTTGGTTTAAGAATTGCTGGTGGTAATAGTGCAAGATCAATAATTTCGTATCAAAATGGCACAGTGTTTAGTTCACAGAGTTATGCCAGCAGCAATTCTAATTCATATAATCATTATGCTCTTGTTTATAACAATGGTAGTTTTACTGGTTATTTTAATGCTACTACATCAGTGACGTTTCAGGGGTCTCCGCAGTTAAATGTCGTCTCCGATTACACTTATATAAATTTTGGAAAAAGTAACATGTCATCTGTAACAAACCCCACCACAGGCACACGTGTAATTGAGATTGATAATTTCCAGATTTTCAATAGTGCTCTTTCTTTAAGTGATATTACTGCTCTCTACAATGGCACATATGTTTCACCACCACCAACTCTCAACGACACGACAACCAGCACCACCTGGATGCCTACCCCCGGAACCCTTGTTGACTCCACCGAAACTTTATACACCGTAAAATCCAATGAAATCGCATTAAAACCAGGAACCAACAGCACCTATGCGGTGTGGACTGCCACGAAATCCACCAATCTAAAAATCGACGTATCTTTTGCGGATTACAACAGTCGATCTGCCAATGGTGTCGGTTTCCAAATGTTCAAGATTAAAGCGGACAATACATTCGATTCCGTGTTGTTTCCAAGGACGGTTACTTCGACGGCGCTTACCAACGCGAATTCTAGTAACTACTTAACCGTCCCCTCCATTAACACCACTGTGAACGCGGGAGACAAGATCTATTATCGGGTGGACGCCAATGGAACTACAACCTCGGCAAGTTCTATACTCGCAACCACCATTTTCACGGACGCGGTTTCGGTTGCCAGCAATCCCGTAGAAAACAAATTGCTGCAGGCACAACTTGCTACGAACCTTAATGCTGCAACCCTTGTTGCTGGTAACGCCAATACTGTATTGGATACGCTTGGATCAGGTGATTGGAAATTCTATGTGGCGCCTTCGACAAGTATAGCATCAATTACTGCAGCAAGCGCAGTCGATGAATGGACTGGCGGGTCCATTTTACCTTATGTTTTGCCTCCGTCGGTTCCGACGGATATGGCATTTTGGTACACAATGAATTCAAACAAAGTGACAAGTCCCACCATTAATGATTCTGTTGGCAATTACGCAGGAACACTTTTCGGATCACCAGTTGCAACCATTGCCACGGATGGGTCACCCGGACCGGGACAAGGGTATTTGTTGTTGTCATCAGCATCTTCACAGTATGCAACACTTCCAACGTTTACCACTGGTTCAGTTGGATTATCATTTTCTTTTTGGTTCCGCTCAAATGCTTCTGTTGATTATGTACGATTCTTTCAATTTTCAAATGGCACAAATAATAATGTCATTGATTTTGGAATAGCATTAAATAAATTTTATAATAATACCACTACAGGTACGTCAGCAACAGGGTCCAATGTAAGTGAGATTGGCACAACATCAATAAATGATAATGTTTGGAGACACGTTGTTTTCATATTCCACCCAACAAATGGATGGACACTGTATTTAAATGGTGTTTTGGATTATACAAATCCAACCGGAACTTATCCAACTGCAACTTCAAGAACAGTAAATTACTTGGGAAGGACTGCCGGTTCAACGTTATATTATAACGGAGGCATCGATGATTTCCGGTTTTACAATCGCGCAATTACTGCCGAAGAAGTGACCCTGATTTATTCACAACCAGCAATTTATTTTCCACTCAATGTTGCCGATATAAATCCATCTGTAACCACTCAAGTTGGAGAGTATTCCACTGGGTCGTATGTTTATAATGGAATTCTGACTCGCGCCACAATTGCGGTGGATGGAAATTCAAGAGTTTCTGGACAAGGGTATTTGTCTGTAAATGGATTGTCTGGCACATCTGGCAGTGCACAATATTTAACATTGCCAACCATAAGACTCACGCAAAGCACAGGATTTTCAATATCTTTATGGGTATATCCATATTTAAATAATGACGGGTTTATTTTTGATTTTAGAAGTGCGAGTAATGGTGATAACTTTATGCTTGCTTGTTACAATGATAGTTCAAGTAAAAAATTTGTATTTTATCCATATGGTACTGATTTTATTTTTACCGAAAATAATTCAATGACCTATGACAAATGGAATCATGTTTGTATAACAATTAGTCCAACCAATTTCACAACAATATATGTTGATTCTGTTTCACGTTATTCAAATACTCCTACCGCAAATGCGTTTTCTGGAGATAACGCAAAAACATTAGCAAAATTGGGTTCAACATATCTTGGTAATAATGGTTTGGGTGGCGGCATCGACGATTTCCGAATTTATCATCGACCTTTATCACAAGCAGAAGTGAGTGCCTTGTACGCCGGTCCACAACCACCATCTCTGAAAGATGTTGGAACCGGTGTTACTTGGATAACCAAACCTGCCATCCCCGTTGACGCAACCGAAACCAGTTACACTGTGAAATCCAACGAAATTGCCTTAAAACCCGGAATCAATAGCACCTACGCCGTCTGGACTTCCCCTAAGTCCACCAATCTAAAAATCGACGTGTCTTTCGCGGATTACCATAGTCGATCTACAAGTGGCGTTGGATTCCAAATGTTCAAGATTAACCGAGACAACACATTCGGGTCTGTCATTTTTGGTCGCACGACCACCAGTACTGCCCTCACAAATGCAAATCCGACTAATTACTTATCGGTGCCTTCAAGGACTATATCAGTTGCCACGGGCGATAAGATCTATTATCGCATCGATGGCAATGGTGCTCCAACATTGGCAAGTTCGGTCCTTGCCACGAATATCTATGTGGACCCCAACCAAGATTTGAAACAGAATACTATTCTGCAGGCGCACTTGGGCAATAATTTGACAGCAACGACCTTTGTTGCAGGAAATGCGAATATAGTGAATGATACACTGGGAACGGGCAACTGGAAGTTTTATGTGGCACCTTCGACAAGTATAGCAGCAATTACAGGGGCGAGTAATTCAACAGAATGGACTGTGGGCAATTTGCTTTCTTATTCTTTACCATCAACTCCACCAGTTAATTATTCTATTTTTTATCCATTTGATAGTGATTCTTTTTCCGGAACCAATGTTGGAAACAAAGCAACCGGGTCATATGTAAATGATGCAGTTCTAACAAGTAGTGCGACAATATCAACATCACAATATAAATATGGCACTGCATCCTTGTATCTAAACAACCCAACCGGTGGAGGTTCTGCTTCTCAGCATCTAAAATTACCAACTTTCACAATTTCACAAAGCACAGGATTTTCGGTTTCTCTTTGGGTATATAATGTTAGGTCTGCATTAGACGCAACCTTTTTATTTGATTTTTCAACATCAGGAAGTGGGACAGGGAGTAACAACATGATGTTGAATTTAACAGGAACAAATAGATATCAATTTTATTCAAACTATTCAAGTAATAGTGGAGGAGTTATCACATCAAATACAGAAGATGTAAGAAAATTAAATCAATGGAGTCATGTTTGCATAACAATTAATACAAGCAACTTTACAACAATATATGTAGATTTGGTTTCAGTTTATTCTGGAACTCCTGCTGGAAGTGCTTTTGCTGGAGGTGCAAAAACATCAGCAATGCTAGGCGCAACATATTTTGGGAATAAAAGTTTTTATGGATATATTGATGATTTTAAAATTTATAATCGTCCTTTAACACTAGCAGAAGTCACTGCACTTTACACAGGTCCAAGTCCAGCAAAACTTAGTGACACAGGCGCCACATGGATGCCTACTCCTGGAACCCCGGTGGATTCAACAGAAACTTTATACACCGTGAAATCCAATGAGGTTGCTCTAACCCCAGGAACCAACAGTACCTATGCCGTCTGGACCGCAACGAAATCCACCAATTTAAAGATCGACGTCTCCTTCGCGGATTACAACAGTCGATCTGCCAATGGCGTCGGATTTCAAATGTTCAAAATCAAATCGGACAATACATTGAATTCCGTGTTGTTTCCAAGGACGGTTACCAGTACTGCGCTCACTAACGCAGCACCAAGTAATTACTTAACCATCCCCTCCATTAACACCACTGTAACCGTGGGTGACAAGATATATTACAGGGTTGATGGTAACGGCATCTCCACCTCGGCAAGTTCTGTGCTCGCAACTGCCATTTACACAGATGCCGTATCCGTCGCCACCAATCCTGTAGAAACTAAATTGGTTCAAGCACAACTTGCTACAAACTTGTCCAACGCGTCCCTGGTTGCTGGTAACGCCAATACTATATTGGATACGGCAGGCGCAGGCGATTGGAAGTTCTATGTGGCACCTTCGACAAGTATAGCAGCAATTACGTCAGCAAGTGCTTCAAGTGAATGGACTGGCGGGTCTGTTTTGCCTTATGTTTTGCCTCCGTCGGTTCCGACGGATATGTCATTTTGTTTCACATTCAACAGCAATGCTGTTTCGGGCACCACGGTTTCCTCCTCTGTTGGAGGTTATACGGGAACTCTCATGAACAATGCGGTAATTGTCACGGATGGATCCCCTGGACCAGGAAATGGATATGCATTATTGACAAAAGTGAATAACTCGCCAAGTGGTTATATTGTGCTTCCTGTATTAACTTTTACTACTTTTGGACTTACAATATCAATGTGGTTTCGTGCAACTACCAACAATGTAACTTTTGCAAGATTATTTGACATGTATCCATTCACAATCCATATAAATTCTTCGCCAGATGGCATAGGTTTTAATGGAGGAGGAATTAGTAATGGAACTATTTATACAGGAACTGTCCGTGACAATGTTTGGAGACATTTGGCAGTAACTATTACTAATTCTGGAGCAAGCAGCGCATACAAATGTTATATCAATGGAACTTTACAACAAACTACAACTTCTTCTTATATAAACTTGGCAACTACGTATCAACAAAGTACAATAGGCACTGTAAATTCTTTTGGTGGAAGCGGCGGTGCAGAATCATTTGACGGAGGCATCGACGATTTCCGCGTTTATCACCGACCAATTACTGCCGAAGAAGTGTTACTAATTTATTCTCAACCAGCAATTTATTTTCCATTTGATGTTGCCGACGTAAGTCTTTCTGCGCCAACAAAAGTAGGAGACTTGGCAACTGGGTCGTATGTTTATAGTGGAACTTTAACTGCCAGTACTACACCACCGAGTTCAAACGCAACTATTGTCGTTGACAGTAGATCGAGAGTTTCTGGCAAAGGATATTTGTCCTTGGTTAAAACTAATAAATCATTTTTTAATTTTACTCCATTTGGTGTTGTCACAAGTGGTCTAACAATTGCAATGTGGTTTAGAGCAACCACTTCAAATGAGTCCGCAAGATTATTTGATATGAGAAACCCAGAGATTAGTCTGACTGTCACTCCCACTGCATTAAGTTTATATGTCACTCCAAACACCATTTTTGCATATACTTTTAATTTTCGTGATAATGTTTGGAGACATGTTGCACTCACTATTACATATGCTGGGACAAGTGGAGCAAGTAGTGTATATAGATTGTATGTAGATGGAGTTGTGCAACGCACATCATCACCGGTTGCATATCCTGCTCTTGGCAATAGAAGTTTTAGTGGATTGCCAGCATACTGTTTGGGAACAGCAGTGAATGGTAATTCAGATGCAGAACTATTTGACGGTGGCATCGACGATTTCCGTGTTTATCAACGAACATTATCACCAGAAGAAGTGACTGCTTTATACGCAGGTCCACAACCACCATCACTCAAAGACACGGTCACCGGCGCCACTTGGTTAACCAACCCAGCAACTCCTGTCGACGCAACAGAAACCTCATACACAGTGAAATCCAACGAAATTGCATTAAAACCAGGAGCAAATAGCACCTACGCTATATGGACTTCACCCAAAACGACAAATATCAGACTTGACGTGTCCTTCGCGGATTACCACAGTCGATCTGCCAGTGGTGTCGGATTCCAAATATTCAAGATTAACAGCGATAATACGTTCGGATCTGTTATATTTCCCCGCACGACCACTGTGTCTGCACTCACTGACTTAGCACCAACAAATTATCTCACAGTCCCATCCACCAGTCTCTCGGTTGCCACGGGCGACAAGGTGGTCTATCGCATCGATGGCAATGGTGCTCCAACATTGGCAAGTTCGGTCCTTGCCACCAATATCTATTCATATTCCGGCAGATGGACTTAGATTTAGTGGTTCAACAAATTTTACTTTTTGATTGGTGCGAATCAAAAAGTAAAAGATTATGTGCAATACTATATATTACACAATGTTGCTTTCAAATAATAAAACAGGAACATCGGTTAATAGTTACACCGGACAAGGTGTGCAACCGGTGGTTCAGGCGCAACTTGCTGCCAATCTTAATAATACAACCCTTGTTTTAGGGAATGCTAATACGGTATTGGACACACTAGGAACAGGCAACTGGAAATTCTATGTGGCGCCAACAACAAGCATAGCATCAATAACTTCGGCAAGTGCTTCCAGTGAATGGACTGGTGGTTCTTTATTGCCGTATGCCCTTCCTCTAACTTTACCAACGGACATGGCACTTTGGTCTCCTTTCACAACCACCGTCTATGATTCTGTTGGAAATTACTCTGGAACACTTGTGAATGGGGCAACCATTGCGGTTGACGGAAACTCCCGTGTTGTGGGACAAGGTTATTTGTATTTAACCAACTCGTCCACTACGACACCAGGAACATATTTCAAATTTACACCATTCGGCGTTGTAAATACTGGATTATCTTTTAGTTTTTGGGGAAAATTTTCAACATCAACACCTTATGGTGGTTTGGGCGGTGGCAGAATCTTTGACATTAGAGACGCGGGTGGTAGAGAAATTAGTCTTCAACGAGGAGGGGACACCTTGGCATTTTATTTTTATGTTAGTGAAGCAGGCGTTATTTTTAACACTCCAAATATAATTGATGATGTTTGGAGACATTTTGCGATTACCATTGAATACAGTGGCACAGGCGGAGCAACCAGCACATATAAATTTTATGTCAATGGTTCTTTAATCTCAACAGTCCCAAACAAAGCATATCCTTCATTGGGTTTTCGAAATCATTACAACATTAGCACTTATGCAGACACAGGTACTTATGGTATGGTTGGCGGCATCGATGATTTCCAAATTTTCAATCGGGCAATCACTTTGGCAGAAGTTGGTAATATTTATGGAAACACGTCGCCTCCCAGTAACATGATAGTGTCTTACAATTTCAACGCTGTTGGAATTCACTCGGCAATACTCGCAAATGGTGCAACCATTGCAATGGATAATTCACCCGGACCGGGACAGGGGTATTTGTCTTTGACTGCCGCGTCTTCACATCATGCAATACTTCCGTCAATTACCTTTTCCAGCAACACAGGATTAACATTTGCTTGTTGGTTTCGTTCAAATGGCACAGGAACTTTCGGAAGATTGATGGATTTGGGAAGTTATTATCCGGACATAAATAATAATATTATATTTTTTATATCAGGAAATGATGTTTGTGTGAATGTGAGATTAAATAATTCTGGCACCACATATCAAACTGTAACAACTGGAATAAATTTTAATGATAATGTTTGGAGACATGTTGTCTGGACAATCAGTCCGACGGGTATATGGAATGTTTATGTTAATGGCGCAATTAATGTTTCAAATTATACTGGCGTCTATCCATTATTAACAACCCGCACATCCAATTTTATTGGAAAAAGCAATTGGTTGCCTATAGGAGATCCTTATTTCAACGGAGGCATCGACGATTTCCGGTATTACAATCGTGCAATTACTGCCGATGAAGTATCCCTCATTTATTCACAGGCATCAATTTATTATCCTTTTAATGTTGCTGACATAAATACATCTGTTGCAACCCAAGTTGGTGAGTATTCCACAGGATCTTATGTTTATAATGGCACTCTTGTGAATGGCGCCACAATAGCAGTCGATGGAAATTCTAGAGTTTCTGGACAAGGGTATTTGTCTTTGTTATCATCAACAACACAATATGTAAATTTGACGTCTTCCATTTCTACCGGCGCAAATGGTCTTTCATTTGCGTTTTGGTATAGATTAAATGCAACTCTTAATAATCAACGATTTTTTTGTTTTTCCAATGGGTTTCAGACTCAAGAAATTATGATGGGTGTTCATGCAGGCAATGCGAAGTTTATTATAAATGCCAATACTACTGATACACCAATATTATCAACAATATACAATAACAATACATGGAATCATGTTGTGTGGACCATAACTCCAACATCCACAACATCAACCTGGAGAATTTATCTAAATGGTGTTTTGACAGAAACATTACTAGAAAAACAATATCCACCTGTATTGTCAAAGAGAACAAACAATTGGATTGGTCGAGCGTGGTATACTGGAAGTGCCGATGCCAATTATAACGGAGGCATCGATGATTTCCGGTTTTACAATCGTGTAATTACTGACAATGAAGCAACTGCCATTTATGTGGATCAACGTCCATCATCTCTTAAAGACACTGTCACCGGTGCGACTTGGATGCCAACCTCTGCAATTCCCGTCGACGTATCCGAGACCAGTTACACTGTGAAATCTAATGAAATTGCCTTGACTCCTGGAACCAACAGCACTTATGCCATATGGACTGCCCCCAAAACAACGAATTTAAAGATTGACGTGTCTTTTGCGGATTACCACAGTCGGTCAGCAGGCGTCGGATTTCAAATCTTCAAGATTAACGCAGACAATACATTCGGGTCTGTCATATTCCCGCGCACGGTTACGAGCACAGCACTCACTAACGCTGCGTCAACGAATTATTTGTCGGTCCCATCAAGAACCATCTCAGTTTCTACAGGTGACAAGATCTTCTATCGCATCGACGCCAACGGCAACACCACGGCAGCAAGTTCTGTGCTTGCCACCAATATCTACACAGATTCCAATTATGTCCCAGTGCCGAATTCCACAAATATAAATGAAATCAAGGTGACACAAGCGCAACTTGCAACCAACCTTAACTCGGCAACCCTTGTTTCGGGGAATGTCAATACGGTGTTGGACACTGTTGGAACAGGCAATTGGAAATTCTATGTGGCGCCAACAACAAGCATAGAAGCAATCACTTCGGCAAGTGCATCTACAGAATGGACTGGTGGGTCCATTTTATCTTACGCCTTTCTTTCGACTTTACCAACAGACATGGCACTACATTTCACTTTCAACACCAATGCTGTTTCAGGCACAACGGTTTCCTCCACTGTTGGAGGTTATACAGGAACCCTTGTGAACGGCGCAACCATTGCTACAGATGGGTCACCCGCACCAGGAGGTGGATATTTATCCTTGACCAAAGCAAGTGGACAATATATAAATTTTGCGCCATTTAATATTCTTGCCAATGGCATCACAGTTACAACTTGGTTTCGCGCAACCAGCAATAATAGTTATGGAAGAATATATGATTTGAGACTTGCCGGGGCAACATCTGAATTTAGTTTGAATGTTACTTCTCCTTCAGGGATAGGATTAAATGGAAGTTCAAGTCCTGTTTATACAACAAATGTGTGTGATAATGTTTGGAGGCATTTGGCAATTACTGTTCAATATGCTGGCGTAGGTGGCGCAAGCAGCATATATAAACTTTATATTAATGGTGTTTTACAAACACTATTTAATTCACAAACATTCTTAACTGCTGGATATCCTAGCACGGAATCACGACCTATATGTAATATAGGAACTTCGGACAACATAGGTTCTGCAAATTATATTGGCGCATTTGACGGAGGCATTGACGATTTCCGCATTTATCAACGAACAATTACTGCCGAAGAAGTATCCCTGATTTATTCACAGGCATCGATTTATTATCCGTTTGAACTTGCCGACATTAGTCTTTCTGCACCAACCAAAATAGGAGACTTGGCAACTGGATCTTATGTGTATAATGGAACTCTTGTGGCGACATCTCCCAATATTGCAACCATTGCAGTTGACGCAAATTCTCGAGTTTCTGGAAAAGGGTATTTGTCTCTAACCCGAACAAATGCATATTTTAAATTTGCGCCATTCAATGTTCTTAACACTGGACTCACTATTTCTTTTTGGGGCAGATTCGCGTCAACCGTCATTGATGGGGGAAGAATTCTTGATATGAGAGACCCGGAGATTAGTTTGCAGAGAATAGGCGGTGGTTCATTTAAATTGTATGTTACTGGACCCAATGATGTATTTAATTCACCAACAGACATGTTTAATAATGTTTGGAGACATTTTGTGGTTACTATTGCTTATGGAGGCGCTAGTGGAGCAACAAGTACATATACATTATATATAAATGGATCTGTGACGACATCTACAACAAAACAATATCCCGCATTAGGTGCACGAAATTATTACAATATTGGTACATATGCAGACGTGAATAATAGTTATGGAATAGACGGAGGCATGGATGATTTCCGTGTTTATCAACGCGCTATTAGTGCATTCGAAGTGTCTGCCTTGTATGCGGGAACACAACCATCAGCGCTCAAAGACACTGTCACTGGCGCCACTTGGATGCCAACCTCGGCAACCACTGTAGATGACAATGAGACCAGTTACACAGTGAAATCCAATGAAATCGCATTAAAACCGGGAACCAACAGCACTTATGCTATATGGACTTCCCCCAAAACAACGAATATCCGAGTTGATGTATCCTTCGCGGATTACCACACTCGATCCAACGGCGTCGGATTCCAAATGTTCAAGATTAACAGTGATAACACTTTTGGGTCTACTATTTTCCCGCGCACAGTTACTAGCGCAGTACTTACGGACTCTTCAGCAAATTACTTGACGGTTCCATCTACAAGTCTGTCGGTTTCAACTGGCGACAAGGTGGTCTATCGAATTGATGGCAATGGCAACCCAACGTCGTCAAGTTCGGTGCTCGCCACTAACATCTATTCATATTCCGGCATATGGAATTAAAAATATATAAATTATTATTGCCACTAAAAACGCAATTTCCAATATGGCAATTTTCACGCTGTTTGTGACAACCTCTATTTCTTTGTTGTGGTTCTTCAACAATTCATCATCTTCATTTATGTAAATTTCCATTTCTGCATCCGAATCTTTTCGTGGTCGGCAATTCATTTGTGAACTATAAATATTTCAAGTCCATAAGTGTTTTAAATCTTTTTAACATTATTTTTGTATTTACATATCATAATTCTCTCGAGACGCTCACCCATTGGGTGAGACAATCGTAGAATTATTTAATGCAAATATAATGTAATTGAAAAAGTGACAGTTTTCCAAACTTCTGTATCAAACAATTTACATGATTATCCTGTATCAAAAAGACACAACATTATCCTGTATCAAATATATAGGACAATGTTCGAATCCAAATACATATACAAATATTTAGGCGCGATTGCCGTGCTCGGTTTCGCCAGTTATTACGGCAACCAAATCAAACAAAAGATGTCCAACAACGATGAAAATGACGAACTCATTCGAAAGTATCTTCTCAACGAGTCGCCCCTCTATGGCATGAACCGACCCAAATTGTGGATTCACAGCAAATACGAAATCAACGCCCGGTCTTGGAAGGACTTCCAAAGTAGGAATAGCACCGACTTGAACCAACCCTACCTCCACCAAACCATCAAAACCATCATCAACTGCTGTGGAAACGATTTCAATGTGTGTCTCATCGACGACGAAACATTTAGTAAGTTGATCCCCGATTGGGACGTCAACTTGGCATCCCTGTCTGAACCGTTTCGGTCCAGTTTTCGCGAGGTCGGCATGCTCCAACTCATCTACATCTATGGAGGCGTCGTTCTGCCCAATTCCTTCATCTGTATGAAGAACGTGGTGTCTCTTTACAAGGATATGGAAAAAAACCAACGACCCTTCTTTGGTGAGGAGATCAACCATAGTACGGGTTCCAATGGTACATTTGTCCCCGGCATGCAAGTAATGGGCGCGCAAAAGGCGTGTCCTATCATAAAGGAAATCATCAATGAACTTAAAACACGCAACAAGTCGAACCATTTCTCGAGCGAACCGAAATTCACGGGACAAACCGCGCGACTATTGCAAACAAAAATCGACGGGGGCAAGGCAACACTGGTCGATGGCAGAATGATCGGAATAAAGACCACCAAGGGCAAACGCATCCTGTTGGACGATTTGATGAGTGAGGATTTCTTGGACCTTGAATGCGGCGCTTATGGCATCGTTGTGCCTGCCGACGAGGTTTTATCGCGGTCTAAATATCAGTGGTTGGCGTATTTATCAACTCGGGAGTTGATGAAAACTAAAATGGTATTGACCAAATACTTGAAGGCGTCCATCGTGGACAGCAGCAACGAATACTTTGCAAGCACGGAGATTAAAAGTGTCACGAGTCTTTAATGTCTCCCGCAGGTGGCAACGGGGTCCGAAGGACCCCCCTTTAAGGGTCCGAAGGCATAATAAAAAAGTTGATATAGTATTTCGAGTGACAGAATTTTATTTCCGACTCGAAGGATATGCCCAAATGCTTACACACCTGCCGCACAATATTCGTGAAACTATTATAAGTGAAATCGCGGTCAAGATAGAATAACTTTGCTGTATGATAATACGGTCGTAGCGCGTCAATGAACCCTGTGTGTAAATTGTGAAACAACATCTTGCGATATGCTGTTTCATCTAGGAAATAATATTTTTCTTTTCTCAGGCAGATTTGGTCCAGCAAATTATACAGGATGCTGGACGGCATTCTGTCCTTGAAAATCTGATTCATTGTGTTCAACTGTATTACTATATATGTTGATTTTTCTTCTCATCTCTTTTAATGTATCACAACAACGAATCCAATTATAGTGTATTAAATCATTTTGAATCATCTTGCTCACATATCCATTCAAACCTTCTGTATCCAATTTCTCTATGAATATGGTGTGTCTTTTATCGACACGAAACAATGTGCGGCATTCATACAGTTCAAGTTTGCGAACAATTTTTCGTATTTCCGGTGGAATTTTCACAGGGTTGACAACCGTTCTTATTCCCAGGTCCGCGCGCTCATGCCCTTCCAGAAATAACAGGATGCAATCCTGCAATTCGATGGGCAAGTGTAACACTTTGCTGAACGCATCGCGTTTGGGCAAGGATCCGCATACGGATCCACGCAACGCTTCGTTAAACGCATCGTTAAACGCATCGCGTTTGGACCTACTCATATTATATATAAATTACATCACAAAGATCTCCGCAAGGTTGTTGGTAAAAAACGCCAATTCGATGGCGTCCTCATGCACTTTGTGAAAAATCGTAATGTATTTGCACAAAAACGGCAAAATCCGGTATTTCACGCTCTCCTCTATGTTCGGCGTGAATTTCACAAAATTAAAGAAATAGTCAAAGATGTCAATGACCGAATATCCGTGGTCGTGGATTTCATACAAAATCTCAATTGCCGATTTCAATTCCCCTGTTTTTAACGCACGAATGTATTTCTCAAACTGGATGTATGAAATGTTCGAACACAGGTTATGCGCCTTTTCCAGTGTAACGGGTTCCCCTAAAATGTATATTTTTTCCAAGTAGTTTATTAGAACGCGCACCGAATCGTTGCAAATGCTGAGCATGAAATTGCGCGATTCTGCGTCGACTTCCAGTTTCTCTATCGCAATGATTTTATCAAGGGTTGATTCCAGGTGTTTTCGTTGGAGCGCACTGATTTTCAAAATGTGCAGTCGCGATTGCAAGGATTCATTCACCTTCTGTATGTTCGTGCACGCCGAGATGAACTGCACATTATTACTGTATTTGTCGATGTAATTGCGAAACACCTGTTGACTCTGCTCGTTGATGCTGTCGATGTCGTCTACCACAATGAGTTTACGCTTGCCCCTAATATTGGACTGCGACTGGCAAAACGTCTTCATCTCATTTCGAAAAAACTGGATGCCCTGCTCCTTCAAATTGTTGATAAACATGATGTTGTGTTCGGGGAATATTGCCTTTTTGTCGAGACCGTAATAGTTGCGAATGATGGCGTGCATGAGCGAGGTTTTACCGGCGCATTCGGCGCCGATGATTATTAGATTTAGGTCGTCCAACTCCATTAAGGCGTTGATGACCTTCAAATTGGTTTCGTCTAGGAAAAAGTCGGTGATGAAATAGGGTTTGTATTTATTGGCAAAAGTTATATCCATGTTTGCTGATACTCTATATTCCCTGTTTCATCTATATCTTAATTTGCGTAATTACAATATGGAACTTTTAATTCATATTGTATATATTTTTGGATGCCATCGCATTATGAAGTTTTGGGTGTTGAAGCAAATGCCGACGAGTCGGAGATCAAAAAGGCGTATCGGTCCTTGTCTTTTAAACACCACCCGGACAGGTGTCAGGACGAAAACTCGGGGGAAATTATGCAAAAGTTGAACGAGGCGTATGAAGTGCTCAGAGACCCGCAAAAGAGGCAACAGTATGACGCGGAGTTGAAAGGAATCCCGCAAATGCAAGGATTCCATGGCGGGTTTCCCGGGTTTCCTGGATTCCCTGGCGGAATGCACGGCATGGGCGGAGGAGGCAACTTGTTTGATATGTTATTCCAACAGATGGCGGGCGGCATAAATATTGAAATTATGCACAACGGCAACGGCGCCACTTTCATACGCCGCCACATCGGCAAACCCGAAACCATTACAAAACAGGTGAATATTTCTTTAGAGCAAGCGTTCACAGGAATAATTGCGCAAATTGAAATTGAACGCTGGACCATGCGCAAAGAGGACGGTCTGCGCATTACAGAAACAGAAACTATCAATGTGCAAATCCCTGCTGGAATAGACAATGGTGAAAATATCCTGTTGGAAGGCGTCGGCAATTGCATTGAGGAAGGAAACAATAGAGGTGATGTGAAAATTTGTGTATCTGTTAATAAACATGCAACTTTTGTGAGAAATGGTGCTGACCTGCATTTGAAAAAGACTTTGACGTTGAAGGAGTCACTATGTGGAACCCAGTTTCAATTTGAACATTTAAATGGGAAAAATCTCACTTTAAATGTGACTAATGCCATCATTTTTCCAGGAGGCAGAAAGGTTTTCCCAAATATGGGAATGCAGAAGAAAGATGGATGTGTTGGCAACCTTGTTATTGAATTTGATGTGCAGTTTCCGGAAACTCTGACGCCCGAACAGAAACAACAGTTGAGTAGTATTCTTTAAGGAAACCTACGGTTTCCTTAAGATCCTTCCCTTAAGGGAACCAAGGTTAAGCGTCCCCTATGGGGGTGAGTCAACCCTTTGTGATCCTTCCCTTAAGATTATCCTCTATGATAATCTTAAGATTCTATCCTGACTCTTTAATTGTGCTTTCGAGATTTTTTTGCCAACTTTTTCGCTTGTCTACGCTCTTTTCGCGTTTTCTTATTCTTCTTCTTCTTTTTGCCACCAATTGTGGGTTCTTCTTTTGTTTCTTCTTTTGGTTCTTCTTCCGGTGCTTGCTCTGTTGGCACCGGTTCCTCTTCTGTGGTACCTTCGTTCTCAGGTTTTGCTTCTTCTGTCGGACCTCCGAAGATTCCGCCAACACTAGGTTCCTCTTTTGTTTCTTCTGCTGCTGATTCCTCTGTTTGTTCCGACGCTTCCTCTTCACTTGATGACGCCTCCGAATTCGGTTCACCCCCTTTGTCAAACACCGTGTAGTATCCTAAAATGCCCGTCGACAATCCAATTAAACCATATGACATGTAGGTTGGATTTGTTACAAAATCATAGGTTTGACTTCTTATATTTGTTAGTGTAGAATCCATCTCTATACATAATGCAAATAAATTTGTTTTCTGTATTGATAATATATGATGTCAAATTATTCTTCAAGCGATGCAAACTATTTATTTTCAGATTTCGAAAAAGACCACGCCGAGTGGTTTACTAAAAACCAGGAGGAACCGTTTCTTTACAAATTGAAAGACATCCTGTATCCAAACCCAGAATTCCTGTCTGAATCTGTTCCCGACGATTTACAATCCAAAAAAATCCACCTTTGTATATTTTACATTGAAAAAACCTGTGTTTTACCCTTTGTGAAATATGCTGTTTTACCCAATGACGACAATAAAACCGTCCAATTTGCTGAATTCTCTATCGACAGTTCTTCCGAACTTTCAAATTTAGAAAAACAAGTTGAACAACAATTCCAAATTCTGTTTGAAAATTACACATCCGATCCCGACCATTTCGACCATTCATACAAGGGGTTTTTCGAAAAAAACGACAACCTCTATTTATTCATCGATATTACCCAGATGCTTGAAAACAAAATGAAACTTGCCAAAACATTCATTTATGCAGTGGCGCACGAATTGTGCACCCTCAAATCCGTTTTTGACTACAGTTTGGGGCAAAATATACAGGACATGTTTGACGTGGATGAGGACACATTTCCTAAATGTGCAATTGTGCAACCGTGGTTCTACAATCCCGATGGAATGTTGGAGATGATAGAGATTCCACACATTGGGTATATTTGCTCACTGGACGATTCGGATGAGTTGCATAATATCACGAATGGCGAACTAAACAGTAGAACTGCAAGTGGCACAACACCCGATTCTGCAAATGGCACTTTAGGAACCCTCATTACTACCGACTGTTTGATAGAATACGAAGATCTTGGTCTCAATTACTATTTGTCGGAAGACATCCTGGACCCAGTCGAAAATGAATACTATGTGCGATTTGTGATTTTTGCCATGAAAACAAAAGAAGTAAACCTAAAAAAGAAACTCGGGTCCAAAGAAGGGTCCTTTGGACCCTACAACACAATCGTGTTTGAATTGGATGAAACACGAGTTTGGGGTGTCAAATCAATTGACCAAATTATTCCTGTGTAAAAGTGTTCCTTAAACCATAGGTTTCTCTTCTGAAGGAAGAGGGTCCAATATCAGATTGAATAAAAAATGGTGTAGGAATGTTCAGTTGACTTATATATAGTAGGAATGCAATCAACAATATCTACAATGTCTGGAATAGTAGAATCAGTTTCAACATTTATGATAAATGGTATTTACAAAAATCCTCCATTTTCCATTTCAAATAAGATCCCCATTTTGGGACACAAATATGTTAAATTGGCAGCAGTTGTGGCAATTCATTTAGGATTATTATTTCAAATTTTGAGAATGTTCAAACCACGAAACACCAAAGAAATGTATAGCATTTATGTGGTGTGTTTTTGGATACTTTTGATCACGATCTCTATTTTGGTTGTGAATCCATATGACGAAGAATCAATTGAATATATGTTGTCAAAAGAGGATATTGAAAAATTAAAAAGAATGTCAAATGAGAATGTGATTAATAATCCTGTAGTGCCTGAACCAGAAGGTTTGTTATTTGAAGAATCTGATAATTTATCCCAGACTTCATCTAAGAAATCATCTTCAACTCCAACTCAACTTTCATCTATGAATATTGTAGGAATTGTCTTTATGGTGGTATTTTTTGGGGGTCTGAAAATATATTCGTTTCTAAGAACACCGGTTTAAGTGTAGTTACACGTTGTATTCACCCGCATTTGCGTCATATCGGTCCAAAAATTTATTGAGTATATCGTCGTCCACCTGTCCAGTCAAAGATTCCTGTAATTCCTCCTTCAACGGATTGCGACTGTAATTTTCTCGGAACAGTTTCAAATTCTCCTCAATCTTCTTATTCTGCATCTTAATTTTGTTTGCAACCTCTATTGCTGTCTGGCGGAACTGGTGCTGCACCTTTTCTCGGCGCTCATTCTCTTCTTGTTCCAGTCTCTGTTTCTCCTCCTCTATCCACCGAATTTCGTCTATTGATTTTCGTTTATCCTCTTCTTCCTTTTTAACATTTTCCTGTATTCCCTTTATCTTCTGTGACAACATGTTCTCGATCGATTTCTCGTCAATAATGGGTGCAGTGGGAGGAGGAGTTATTATCACAGGAATTCTTGCCGGATTATACCAATCATGTTTGCCCAATTCCGACACAATGATGGTGTCGCACTCGTCCGGTTTCTTAAGAGACTTAAACTGGGTCTTACGGACCTCCTCATCCTTCTCATCGTCCTCGGCATCATCCTTCTCGGGCCAGCAACAATATGGTTTCTTACCGGAGAAATTCGTAACAAACTCCTGTGTGATTGCTTTTGGTATGGATGGACTCGTCTCCATCAAACGGTCAAACTCCTCTCGATACACTTTTAGGAATTGCCCTGCGTCCAAACTTCGCTCCTCCGGTGCTTTGGCAAGTTCGATGCTTATGTTGCGCGCAAATTTGTCCCACGCAATACCCGACACCCTGTGTGATTCATTCAGTTCGGAGATTTTCATGTATTGTTGGATGGTCGTGAAGATTCCGATGATGATGTTTACGGAACCGATCACCATGGGGGCATACGCCTGGAACGATATAGGCAGACTGCCTTGGGCGAAAGATGCCGTTCCCGAAATGGTGGAGAAAATGATGGCGGGAATCGTGAACCACGCGTGTAATACAGAAAACTTTTGATGAGCGCGGTTGTGCAACCATTTGTAGCATTTTGCCACGTCGCACCATTCACTGGGGATTTTCTCGCTTTCCTTGGACCATTTTACTTCTGGCATTTTTTTTTCATTCGGGTCTTTTGATTCCTCACCGCTTTCCGTCAATACATCACTTTTTGTGACGTCTGCAATTGCTGCTGTTTCAAACTCCTTGTCGTTATTCATTTTGCTATACTATATTGTTGAATTATGTTTTGCTAAAGTTTCGCACCAAAAATTGATCCAACCGCACCCAAATTGTGGAACCAATATATCAAATCACAATGCAACTTAACAAAATAATGCAATACTCGGGGATAATTGGTCTCATTCTAATTTCACAGACGGCAATGGTTGCAGCGATTTTCAGTATCGTCGTAGTGTCACCTGCAATAATTAACAATTTCCTTTTATTAGTCACAATTGGGAATGCCGTGACACTTATGAATGCAATAACTCTAATTCAAAATTACAAGTGGTTCTTGTTCGCAATTATAGTAGTGTCCATTGTTGGATTTCCGTATTTTATTGTTGATTGTAAAAACAATAAAAAGCATAGCAATATAGAAACTCGTGTTGTTACTATTCATAACAAAATGCAACCTTACATGGACAGTTTTATTCAGATGTTATTGTCGTTGATTCGCACAATTATTAATTATTTTGAATACATCAATGGATTTTATGAGATCGATTATGTTAAACCTGAAATTGACAATAGTTGGTGCAATGTCGACGAAACCAATATAATTTCTGGGAAGCGACCGCGGATTACTCGCAATTACACTGAGGATTCTTCCGAAGAAAGCGAAGAAAGTGACGATGAATCTTTCGAAGAAAGCGATGACGAATCTTTTGAAGAAAGCGATGATGAATCTTTCGAAGAAAGAGAGTTCAGTGGAGAGCAATTGAGAAGACTCCGAATTCACAATCCGAAAAATGACAACGAAACAGAGGATGAGTATTTAAACCGCCTTGTGGTAATGGCAGAGGAAGAGGACAAAAAAGCATTAGTTGAGGTCTTGACAGAGGTTTTGGAGAATATTACCACTGATGTTAAGACAGAGGTTGAAACCGAAGTTAAGACAGAGGTTGAAACCGAAGTTAAGACAGAGGTTGAAACCGAAGTTAAGACAGAGGTTGAAACCGAAGTTAAGACAGAGGTTGAAACCGAAGTTAAGACAGAGGTTGAAAACGAAGTTAAGACAGAGGTTGAAACCGAAGTTAAGACAGAGGTTGAAAACGAAGTTAAGACAGAGGTTGAAACCGAAACAAGGCATTCTGCCGATTCCGACGAGGACGCGTACACCCGCGCAAAAGAGGTTTCTATTTAAAAGTGCCTTCAAAAGTGCCTTCGGCACTGTCGGGTCCTTCGGACCCTTAGACCCTTAGACCCCTTTTAGAATAAAATATCAACAATATGTAAATGGAAGAACAATTAGACACATTGATTCATGAATTCACTGCGGTAAAAGAAAACATCAATTCTATTAATAAAAATATATCATCCGTCAAAACAAAATTGGACAAAATGCGAAGCGTATATTCTAAAATGATTTCCACAAATAGTCACAAAAAAATATTCCTTTTTTGCTTGGAATCGTTCAATTTCCAAATCAAATCATTTAGTGTAGATTCCGACAATTTGCAAAAATCTCTATTGCTCGTTTCAAACAGGGTGTATTGCGATTACTATAAATTATTCAAACTCATCAAAACCCTGTTTGATGATTATGGATATCATGTTCCGAAGGAAATCGGAAATTTGCACACCTACGACATTCTAAACCCCTTTTTTGAATATTTGGTTCCGGACATTGACAAGATTCACGGCGACGTGTGTTTGTTGATAAACGCATTAATTGAATATTACAATGACAATTGCACGAAGATTGCAAATTACACGTCCAAATCACAGACTGGAATCAGCATTTTCAATTTCATCAAAACGTTGGAATATGATAACTCTGTATTGAAAGATCAAATCGTCCTGTATTTAAATTATATGGATTTTTTCAAAATTACACAAACCAAATATCTTGCCAAATTGGTTGGAAAAACGGATTCGTTGAAAAAGGAAATCGATGCAGAAATAGTGGATGATTTGGAACCAACCGTTGAAGAACCCATAGAATTAACGGTTGAGACGTCCAATCCGCCAAACACACCTGTTGTTTCTAGTGACGATGAGGAAGACGGACCCTATTTAGATTTGACCTCGCCAACTCGCATATCCGATTCATTGTCGGAAACTTCTGAAATATCTTTAACGGATTCCAAAAGTTCTAAGAGTTCATCCAGTGAAAAAAAAAACGAAATTTCTACTCCGGAAAATGTAGAAGAAAAACCTGCCAAAAAAAAGGGAAGACCAAGAACCAAAGGCGTCGCGAAAACCAAAAACGCCAAGAAAGACGAGGCAACCGATTCTAAAGGGTGCTCTGTGCCCGAGACTGAAAGTTCACCACAAGAATCCTTTGGACTTACCATTGACCAAATAGAGGAACACGTGGCAATGAACATTGTTGAATAATATTTTTATGTTTGATTGAAATCAAATATAAAACCTAAAACAGATAATCATTCTGTTTGACTGCCTTTTTACGTAGGGTTTTATTTTTACCCTTTGAACCTTTCTTCGGTGCTTTGCGGTTCTTCACACTGGGCGACCGCACAATGTGTTTATAATCCAGTTTCTTCACATTGCCCGACTTGGTGATCTCCTTTTTCCCAATTGCCGGTTTGTAATTGAGAAACCATTCATCATATTCGCGTGTGTTTTTCTGCGTCGACAACACGGCATACTTGGACGCCTTTTCTGCGCGAATATCCTCCATCGTGGGTTGTTTTCCATAACAATCCATAGAGAACCGCTTCAGCAACCCTTTTTGACTAAGACGATTGTCCTCCTGCAAATCATATAAATACTCGGAAATACACAACAGACGATCCTTGTAATAGTAGATCTTCTTCGTGTATAAAAACGCCAAATAAAACGTCAAAATCGTGTCAATGGTCGCCACCTTGATTTCCATTCGGTCACCCACATTCACTTTGTTATACGCATGGCACGCGATCGGTTCATACAGGAATGCGATGGATTCCTTGCCGATTTTGATCTCGATGTGTCTAGGCACGATTTCGCCGATTTCAGCGTGCTCCGTGAGCGTGATTTTCGTGTATCCACTGGTCTCCAAATGCTCCTTTATGATTAGCGCGACGCGGTCCACATTCTCTATGATTGCGTCAAAATCGGGGATTTTTGCGAGTACCTGTTTTTCGCTGTCCTTCATGTGTCTTCCGTATAGACCGCACGCATATCCGCCGAAAAACACCGCACCCTGCGACGCCAATTCGTCGCGCACAATCGTGAATATTTCCTCCTCTATTTCCTCTATGGTCATGTCGCCCTTTTTCACAATTGGGATCTGATTTTTTCCTTTGCCTTCAGATGTCCGGTTCATCTTGCGTTGGAACTCGATGTTGTTGCATTTCATGTTTGCCTTCAACGGATAATGCTTATTGAGCAAATTCAACCGTTTATGAACCTTCTCCCAGCGACTCACGTCGCCATTCGGTCTAGACAATTCTAAAAACATGCCCATGCGCAGAAAATCGGGCGACGCATAATAGATTCCGGCAATCTTGATAGAGGCGTTAAACAATTCATCGAAAATCATCGAGTGCATCTGGGTGATGTCGGCAATCGGCAAAAAATTCACATACACCTTGTATGTTCCGTGATGAACGCCTGCTTTTGCCTCGACCTCCGTATATCCCGCGTCATAATATGTGTTTGCCAATTCGATCGCATCATTGAGCGCCCGGTTTGAATAAAAATCATAATCGGGGACTTCCAAATCTTTGTCGTAGAACTGGTCATCCTTCGGCAAAATGTTGTTGATGGCAGTTCCGCCATAACAAATAACGCGCTTCAACTTTAAAAATTCTTCTAAAATTCCTATTATTTTTTTCACATCCTCGTTTGTGGCAATTAGTTGACCTTGTTTTGTCTCACTATCATCGACTGCCTTGCGCAAAATTGCCAATTCGCATTCCTGAAATGTCATGGTGTTTTCACATATTGCATTGTCGTATTTTGGCATTTGTTTCAGTCCTATATATCATTCGTAGAATAATATATCAAATATGTTTGGGTGTTTGTTTCAAATCCTATCTTCGATGTTTTCATCTTTGATGTTATCGTTCAGCATTTTTCCTGTATGAATCGCGAAAAACGGGTCCCAGTGCGCAAAACGATGACCCATGTTTGTTGAATTTTTCCTCGTATTTTTTAAGATCCTCATTTTGTCTATAAAAAGGCACTAGTAACATCTGCACTGGCAACCGCAACAATGCCGCGTCATCCGGAAAAGACACTTGATCACTGCCAATTTCTGGGGGTGTTGCCATCAGGAATGTCTTCACATCTGTCCGGTCCGTGTTGAAATCCACTGAGATGGATTGCTGCGCCAAATCAAAATAATGCGTAAATGAATACTTGGGCAAATCAACTGTTCCACTTATCAATCCAACCCTGTCGGTTAATGGAATGCAATCCAACTCTGTATTGGAACATTTGCTATATTTGTAATAATTCGGCGCCGACATTGCGTCTACTATTATCACCACTTTTCCAATGAGTTTTCCAATGGGTATGCTGCCATTCACCGAATCTGTATACAACTTATTACCAAAGACGTCACCAATTATTTTGGACATTCTTTTGTATGCCGCATTGCTGTGATTCTTAATGCGCAAGTGTATAAACAGCGGGTCGGTGGGCGCCGGCGATGGTGGTGAAAACGCATTTGCTGCTATTGCCGTCATTGCATTTTCAAACGTCAGCGTTAATCCTGTTTGAAGATCTCTGTATTCCGGGTCATTTGAATCTGACACATACTCTTTGGCGTCCCTCGTGTAAATTTCAAAATCCAAAAGGCGACAACCGCGACCAAGTACGAATTCGATTGCTTCGCGACTTGCGGTTTTGTCAATGATCGCGCTATTATACGATGATTTTATCATGAATTCACGTAGAGGAAAATTCAATTGTTTTGATTTTTCACTTAGTGGTTTTACGGTGAGTTCCAATCCTTGTGTCTTGGCATTTTCCAACAATTCGGTTGATTCTTTTTGGATCTCCGTTTGAAAACTCTCTTTTTGGTTTCTCATCATTGTATTTTCGCGCATCAACTGATAAATTATTACAAACGATGCAACTACTATTACTAAAATCATCAGTTTTTTAACTATGTGCATTGCTTCTCTATATTCTATGGACAAAAAATAACACAGACAAATATTTCTTTGTCTATATTATTACCATGGCAGGAGGACTACTAAATATAATTTCCGAGGGAAACAACAATGTGATTCTCACAGGAAATCCTAGCAAAACGTTTTTCAAAGTTACTTACTCTAAATACACCAATTTTGGCATGCAAAAGTTTCGCATTGACTATGACGGACAGCGAGATTTGCGTCTATCGGAGCAATCTGTATTTACATTCAAGGTGCCCAGGCACGCCGACCTGTTGATGGATACTTATGTAGTTGTCACTCTTCCACACATCTGGAGTCCCATTTATCATCCCAACGAAAAAACGAACAATCAGTGGTCGGCATACGATTTTCGCTGGATTAAAAATTTGGGGTCGCATTTAATAAAGGAAATTGAAGTTCAATGTGGAAGTTTAACTTTGCAAAAATACTCGGGCGAATATTTAGCTGCTATGGTCGAACGCGATTTCGATGCCAATAAGAAAAACTTATTCTATTCCATGACCGGCAATGTTGTTGATTTGAATGACCCAGGCAACGCGCAAGGTCGCGCCAATTCGTATCCGTCAGCATATTACACTCCCAATCCACTTGGTGCCGAACCTAGTATTCGCGGGCGCAGTTTATATATTCCTCTCAACACATGGTTCTGTTTAGAAAGTAAATGCGCATTTCCTCTGGTGTCGCTTCAATACAATGAATTGTCGATTACTGTGACCATGCGCCCCGTTGAGGAATTATATCAACTGCGTGATGTTTTTGACGGTCAAAACAACTACCCCTATATGAAACCGGATTATACACGTGATGAAATGCAATTATATCGATTTTTACAAACCCCGCCGGCAGTAAACTTGAATGCCGAGAATTATTTGAACAAAACCACCACTTGGAATGCCGATGTCCACATTTTAGCAAATTATTGCTTTTTGTCTAAAGACGAAGTCCGTAATTTCACTGCCGAAGACCAGGTTTATCTCATAAAGGATGTGTTTGAATATCGTTATGAAAATGTCACGGGGGCGAAACGGTTGAAGGTTCTTACTACAGGTATGGTTGCCAACTGGATGTGGTTTTTGCAGCGCAATGATGTTTACATGCGAAATGAATGGTCCAATTATTCGAATTGGCCATATCGAACTGTTCCCGGGAATGTTTCTAATGCGCCTGTGGAAGCAATTGATGACTCCTTTGTATTGGACTTGACGGGTGATCCGATTGGTCCGTTTATTAATCCAGGTGGAGGGCAGACCGGTTATTTTGTCACAAATGAATTCAATGTGGAAAACCGACGCGACATCTTGGAAACGATGGGGATCCTATTTAATGGCGAATATCGTGAGAATTTGCTCACACGCGAAGTCTATGACTATGTCGAGAAATACACGCGAACTGCCGGGTTTGCGACGGAAGGACTCTATTGCTACAACTTCTGTTTGAATACGAATCCGCGTGAATAGCAACCGTCGGGCGCCATTAACATGTCCAAGTTTAAAACAGTGGAATTGGAAATCAATACTTTCGTGCCGCAGATTGATGTGCAAAATGCGAATTATCAAATCATCTGTAATGCGGATGGTGTGGTCATTGGTACGAATTCCTCGACGTGGCGCTTATATGAATACAATTACAATTTGACTCTGTTTGAAGAACGATACAATGTGTTGTCTTTTGTTGGGGGGTATTGTGGTTTAATGTATGCAAGATAAGTAATTGCAAATATATATAGGAATGAATGCCTCTGGATTTAGTGATAATATTCAGGAACCTCCAAATGAAACACTCGATAAAAATAATTTTTCAAATATAAAATTGTTAAAATCCATTCACGATGAGTCTTTTGATGTTGCCAATGAATTTTTTAAAGAAGGTTTTAAAAAAGACGATGGTGATGACGATGAGGTTGAAGGATTTGTCGATGACGATGATGAAGTTGAAGGATTCGTTGATGACGATGATGAGGTTGAAGGATTCGTTGACGACGATGATGAGGTTGAAGGATTTATTGACGACGATGATGAGGTTGAAGGATTTGTTGACGACGATTTGATAGAGGGAATGAAAAGTAAGAAAAGCAAGAAATTTACCATAAAAACCAAGAGCAAAAGTGCAAAAAGTAAAGGCAGCAAAGGTAAAAATAGTTTTGACATAATTGCATGGGCAGTCAACAAAGCAAAAGGAACCGTAAATGATGAACAAATAATAAAATCAGTTTTAAACACCTTGTTTGTTACATTTTTGTCGTTTTTGATTGCCCATAACTGGTATTCCAATTTTTTCACAAATCAATCCTATTTTCGCATTGAAAGCGTGCTGAAATCCGAAAACGCATTCATACAATATTTCACAGATTACATTGTTAATATTGTGATCACAATTGAAACTTTCTTAATGTGCAAAATACCAGCATATTTAAATACTTTAAAAGACACTCAACTTTTTGGAAAACGCAGCGTGTTCTATATTATTTTGATCGCGTCTCTGTCATTTGTCCCCTATTTTCTAGCACAATTAATGGCAATGTACGAATATTTGAAAGCACAAGCAATAAAACTGTATTTTGTCATTCAAAATTACAACAAATCACCTGTTGGACTCCGCAATTACATTCGTGATTTAATTTCTAATTTTTTCAGTTTCATATTTTTATTCAAAGGAAATCCGTTCATTTCCGGAATCATCGGATTCTTGTTTTTTGTCGAATTCATGAAATCTCTCATTCCGCAATATGAATCCTTGATTAAAAAACCAATATTGTTTGGAATATACAATGTTTTTAAATTTGCCATTTTTTATCAACCCACGGTTGCGTTTTCGTCATTAATTCTTACAGCATATTTCACGTACTTTTCGGTTTTGCGACTGCCAATCATCAATGGAATCGGTGGTATATTTCGCGAAATGTTTAAAAATTCCGAATATATGAATAAAGAGAAAATCAAAATCAGTTTCAGTGAATCAATTGAAAAAATAATTAATTTCATTGTTGAAAATTTTCATCAAATCGTGTTGTTATACATTTTGAAACAGAATTTCCCAATTATATTAAACATGGATTCAGTAATTGTCAAATTCATTTTCATCGCATTGGTTGTCATTGGTGTTTTGAAATTGCTCTATTCGATTTTGGAAAAAAAAGGCATTGGAATAGAAGAAAAACGGGTATTGGAATCCAACATCGAGATTGTTTCAAAAGAGTTTGAAAGAAACATAACTGAATCAAATTCCAAACCTCCCACAATAATATCACAGGATGATTTCATGTTGAAAAATCTATACAAATTGTACAAATAATATAAACTGTCCAAATCCGTTTAGAAAATGCGCGCTTTAAACAATATAATGCCCGGCAAGAGTTCTCCTAAAAAAAAGTATTATCCTCTTGTTTCCGTATGCACGCCCACGTTCAATCGGCGCCCGTTTATACCAACCATGTTTCAGTGTTTCAAGAACCAGACTTATCCCAAGGACCGCATCGAGTGGATCATCGTCGACGATGGCACCGACAAAATACAGGACTTAATAACGGCGTCCGGTATCAGTCAAATCAAATATGTGTCGGTGGAGAAAAAAATGTATCTCGGCGCGAAGCGCAATTTGATGCACAGTCATTGCAAGGGGTCCATCATCGTCTACATGGACGACGACGACTATTACCCGCCCGACCGCATTTCACACGCAGTAGAGCGCCTGTTGGATAATCCTGCGGCAATGTGCGCCGGGTCGAGTGAGATATACATCTATTTCAAACACATTAAGCGCATGATACAGTTTGGTCCTTACCAGAAGAATCACGCAACCGCGGGCACGTTTGCCTTTCGCGCGGAACTGCTGAAGACGAGCAAATATGAGGAGACTGCCGCGCTTGCGGAGGAGCGCGCCTTTCTCAAAGATTACACAGTGCCGTTTGTGCAGTTGGACCCGATGAAAACCATCCTGTGTTTTTCACACGAGCACAATACCTTTGACAAGCGGCGTTTGCTGGAGGCGGGATACAATGACTTTATGAAAGAGTCGCCGAAAACTGTGGAGCAGTTTATTAAAAATCAAAGTGAAGCGTCTATTAAGAAGTTTTTTATGGATGAGGTGGATGGTCTGCTCCTTAATTATGCCCCCGGTGAACCCAAGATGAAACCCGATGTATTGAAACAAATTGACGAAATCTTGGAGGAACGTAGGAAAGAAATGGAGAAGGAGCAAGCACAAAATGCCAAAATTGTGTTGCAAAGACCGGGCGAGGCGCCAATGGAAATTAGTCCTACGCAGGCAGTTGAAATTATGAAGGCGCAACAACAGGAAATTGCCAAGCGGGATGCGCGCATTGCCGAATTGGAGAAAGTTATACAGAGGTTGTTGAATACTAAAGGTTCCAATGAAACTTTGCCTATTCCTGCTCCTGCTCCTCCTCCTCATCCTTCCCCTCTGATGTCCAATACAAACCCTGCAAATAAGAGTGAACCTGCCTTCAAAATTAGTGATTTTGCCAAGAAAAATTGATTGTGATTTCAAATCTGTATTCATTTGCAAAAATAAATACAAATAATATAATGAGTTCCGACGACGCCATCATGATTCTTAAATACCCCGAAATAAACAACTATTTCATGGAGTCCGATGGGACTACGCCCATTTTCATAAAGTTGATGGCAACCATCCTGTTTATTCGACAGAGACTGGGTTATCGCGTCGATGAGACCGAAGTCTTTTATAGTCGCATTTCGATGGTAGACCCGCAACTATTCAGAAATGTTTTGCAGGAGGACTTGCCGTCAATTCTTGCACTATTTGTCGGGGTTTTGTGCGATTATGTCACGGGAACCGATTTGATCGACTTTGACGATGCAGAGGCGGAGGAGTCGAAGCGCAAAGTGTGCCAGAGGTTAGTCAAATACATCGACCCCAATTAGGAGTTTAATAAAAATAAATAATGGTTTTAATAAAAATGAAGGAGGGGTCCTGGGGAACCATGGGTTCCCCAGTTAGTCATCCAAATCCAATTCGTCGACCTCCTTAACCTCCGTTTTTTTCACATTCCGGTCCAAATACCGATAAATCCGTTTTATGTCCAATTTGTTGATTTCATATGTATCAAAGATCGCCTCTATCGAATTCATCGTTGCCGAGTCGTTCAAAAAGTCGGCATTCTTCTCTAAATAAAACAATCGCATCTCTTGGAAAAACGCCACTAAATCTTTTCGGTCCATATCCAATTTCCCACACAATTCGTGTATGAACTCGATGTTATTGTATTCCGTCGAATACTTTGTCAACACTTTGGTAAATCGTATTTCGTCCGGATCTATTTTCACTTTTTTAGTCGGTTGCGTTGCCAACATCTTATGAAATATCCGGTTGTTGTTAAATGTCTTCATCAAACTACTCATCTCGTTGAACTGCCATATCTGGTTCTGAAACGTGATGCGGTCAATGTAATCCGCATAACAAATGTTTTCCAAAAACCGCAGATAAAATGGGTATCCCCGTTTCTCGGCAGGCATCACATCCACTATGTTTTCGTGCAACAGAAGTGCAACCACCGTGCGATCCGTCTCGTTTAACACTATATTATGCTCCTCTATGTGGTGCGGTTTTGTTATTAGGACCTGTGTTATTTTGTGCGTGTCCTCATTAAAGGTTTTGGTATTCAGGATTTTCTTTAGAACCAGGTCATCAATTAATTCCGGTTTTCGATCACACAACTTCTGTATGAATTTCAACTTTCGCAAATCCCCCATTACGTAATTTTTCACAATTTCGTGTTTCTCTATCGGCAAGGATGGCAAACACCGCGAAATCAACGTTTTCATCTGGGGTTGCGTCGGCGTCTTCAATTCAAACACGTTACACACTTTCATCAATTCCTTGATTTTCTTGTCTATGTTGTAGTTTCCAATACAGATGATCGGGTTCAACGTCGTATTCTCCTGTTTCTGTTTCTTCGTCTTTTTCTGGCGAATGAGTTTTATCAAAGCGTTTAACCCGCCCTTGTCGCCGCTATTCATGCCGTCGATTTCATCCATCAATATCGCAATTTTGCGCGACTTCTTGTGCATCATGTCCAACACGTTGCGCGAGGATATGTTGTTGCTCGCGATGGCGTCAATCAACGATTTGTTCCGCACATCGCCCGCATCATACTTTATGACATCGTAGTTCAAGGTTTTCAAAATGTCGGTTATGAACATGGTTTTCCCCACACCGGAGGATCCATAGATGTAGAACCCCTTCTTGTAATTCGTGTTTTTATAATCCGCGTCGAAATTTGCCAATATTGTTTTGATTTCTTGTGCGACACCTTCTCTGTCAAATATCGTGTTTAATTCTGCGGTGTTCATTTGTATTATTTGTAAAATGTCTCTATCTACAAATAATTCACAATTTTAATTTCTGTTATAAACGCGCGACACTTTATTTCGAAAACGCGCCGAAATCTGCCGTCAAGGGTCGGAAATTGGAACCCTTGGACTGCAGAGCACCATTGTATGAATACACGTCAATGGGTGTATTGGCAGTTAATCCCGTCGAGGCAATGCCCGTGTTGTTTCGGTTGTAACCATTGGTTTGGTTGCTTTGGTTGTATCCCACACGCTGCGCATCGCCGGATGCCAAACTATTCAATAAGTTTGCTGCTGTGCCGATAGTTCCACCCACCAAATTAGACGCTGCGTTTACGGTTCCACCCACCAAATTGGATGCCGCATTCACGGTTCCGCCCACCAAATTGGATGCCGCATTCACGGTTCCGCCAACCACGTTGCCTGCAGCATCGACGGTGCCTGTTACGGCAGCACCCGCGCTTTTTCCAACAGATGCCACGGCAGAACTCGGTCCTTTTACATCCGCAATATTATTACCATCATCGGTTATGGCAAGCGATTTGCCGTCACTCGATTTGGTGCCGCATCCGCCTTTGCCGCCGCAATCCGTGCACAATCCACCTGTATTGCAAGAGGGGCACGCTGGGCATACTGGCGGAACAACCTCGGTTTTCAACATGTATTGCGACCATTTTGTGAAATCGTCCATCATTTTGTCGGCATTCGGATCACTGGTTGCTTCTGTGTGAGGTGCTGCCGTTTCGGATGTCAAATCGGACAAATTGGTTGAACACAAGACCATTTTAACAGATGGGATTGCCATCAATTTTTGTGTATAGGTGTTTGACATAATCACAATGAGGGTTTTTTGGTCCGTTGGCCAATAAATAATTGTGTTGTTTCCAATTGGGTCATTTACAAAAAATGGCGTTGAAGAGTTTTCCAAAGTTGCCGATAATGTTTTCTCAGTTGGTTCTGTGTAAATGTTTGTGGGTGTTGTTACGAGTCCGATAGAGGTGACTTTGCGTTTGTATACATCAATTGTGTTTGTCGTGGTTGTGGCAAATCCTTCAATGTTTCTAAATCCACTTCTTGTGGTGGGTGCTGAAGTTGCTGCCGTGGTTGCTGCCGTAGTTGTTGCACCTGCGGTGCTAGCAGGCGCGGATATGACATTCACAATAAGATTTCCATTCATTTCATCAATCTTGATGTTTTTTGTTATTTGATAAACCACTCTCGAGGAATCATACAATGGTTCGATCACGTTGGTGTCATCATTTCCTGTGTCAATTGAAAATGAACTTTGATAAGTTTCGGGAGACACTAATGCAATCACATTGTTTTCAGACAGTGTGTTGCTGGTCTTTAACTCTTGTCCTTCGTAATACATCATTCTTTTAATTGCGTGGGTCGGGTTGGCAGTGGATTCGGCGTTAGTTATGTCAAATGTGTAAATGTATGTGTTCTTGTTCCAACATATGAAATTGAGTTGTGTTTTTTTAACTGTGTCAACTGTGAACCATGAACCCACAAAAGAACTGATTGTGTCTTTTGATATTACACTGACTGGTCCGTCAGAGGCAGTTTTTGGTGTATAAGAGGTTTTGACACCAAACCGGTCAAATACGACCACCGACAAAATTTTACCAGAAGAACCGTCCATTGTCACTCTGTATATGTTTCCGTTTTTGGAATCATACCAAAAATTGCCTTCAACATTAACTAAATTGCCGTAGTTTTTTTCATAACCATCAAATTGAGCAAATGGGTTTGTCTTGGATGCGGCAGTTTCAAACCCCTCTTGTTTTGCCCATGAAGAATACAATGATGCTGTCACTAATATGAGCAACAACAACACAAATAATAATAATGGACTCAATTTCAACTCAAACATCTGTGTTAAATATATATTCTATTACGAAAATATCGGGTCCAATGTGTCTCCAATAGTTTTTAAAATATATTAGACACATGGGTTGTTATTTATTAGAACCATGTCTTCCAATAATCTAAATGATGCTGAGTTATTAGTAAAAAAATCAAAAACACCAAAACCGACAAAACTAACAAAACCATTATTTAAATCTTCTAACATTCTAAATGCTGCCGGAACGGCAGCATCTTTGAATATTATAAGTGACGGTAACTTAAACACTGATAAAATTGTATCTAATGCTCAATCATCCGGCAAAACGCCGGATGATGAGTTAATAGTTAACAAGTTAAAAGTGAAAAGTTTCAAAGAAAATGCCATCCCTCTTGCGCCCTGTCATTCGCAAGACACCGCGTTCGAAATCGGCATTGACGAGGCAGGGCGCGGTCCCCTCTTCGGTCCCGTTTTTGTTGCTGCCGTCGTTTTACCTAAAGATTCGGAAAAATTCAACCACAAATGGATGCGCGACAGCAAAAAAATAAAATCCAAAAAAACCATGACCGAACTTGCCAATTATATTAAACAGAATGCATTGTATTGGCATGTTGACAGCGCCGATGCGGAAACCATCGACCGTCACAATATTCTCAGTTCTGTAATGACCTGTATGCACAACTGTGTGACCGGCGTCGTCGCGAAAATGCGGAATGGCGGCAAGTCCGTGGCAGACGGTCTCCTCCTCGTCGACGGCAACCATTTCAAACCCTATGTGAAATACGATGAATCCACTGATGACTTTTTCAGCATCCAACACACCACTGTAGAGAAGGGAGATGGGACTTATTCGAGCATTGCCGCGGCGTCTATTCTTGCCAAAGAGGCGCACGACGCCTATATTGCTGGAATGTGCTCTAAATATCCTGCCTTGTGTGAACGGTATTCGCTCGACAAAAATGTGGGTTACGGCACCAAGGCGCACATTGATGGCATCAAATTACACGGTGTCACACAATGGCATCGAAAATCATTCAATATATGTAGGGGTGAAAAAGAGAATCCCGTCGAATGAAAATAGTGACACCATGAAATCATACATTATTACACAATGAATGATTTGTATTAAATAAACAAGGAATCCAGAACCCCCTTTCCGACCTTTAAGTATTCGGTTGTCCTATCCATTATGCTATATCCCAACAGAAATTCGTTGTTCTTCTCGTCATACAGGAATCCGAGGGCATACTCGACTGGTTTTCCTTCCAGTGTGAAATACTTGGTCCAACGTGTGACCTTGCATGTTGCCGTGTCCAGTGCAACAATTATGTGGTAGTAATACCTGCGGTCCTCATAGGATACTGTATGACAAAGAAACCAGGTCTCGGATTTTATTCGAATGCCATTGCACGACCCGCGCACGTCCTTGAAAAATGGCGGTTGATTGTGTTGCGTTGTCTTATTCTTAAGATCTGTTTTATATACAGTGAATGGATACCATCCATAGACGATTCTTAGCGCGCCGTTGGTATAACTGCCTTCGGCAGTTACACATTGATCAACCAAAGGTTGATCCAACCCTGTAAACAACGTCCAATTCTTCTCTATTGCCTTCATATCATCTGTTTTTTTTAATATAGATGATTCGGTTTTACCCGTTTTCAAATTGATTGAACCACACTCTATCGCCATTTGACTGCCCTTTATGGTGCTTGCACCATCTCTTGTACCTTCATGTCTTGTACCTTCGGTTAAACCGCGATTTGCCGTGAAAAATACTTGCCCATAATGTTCAAAAAGACGCACATCCTCCAAACCCACATACAAATCGTCCAATTCTCTATTATAATCCAATTCAAACTCCTTCTCTATCGCGCCTGTTTTTCGATCATACAGGGTTAACCAATTCTTGGTTTCAATCTTGTCCTTGTTCACATAATTCCCATTCTCATCAATCCTGTAATTCACGTGTCGGACATTGACGAGTAACTTTGCGCCACCGTCAACATAACACATTGAGGGTGTGCTTGTGACAAAATCGGGTTTCACCTGAACATTTGTTGGAAACTCTATTTTTACGCCTTTCACTGTCAACTTCTCCGCGTAGAACTTGTAATTTGACAACACATTCTTTATGATGCCGTGGTCCACAGTGGGTGTGCCCAACACTCGCATAGACAGAGCAGCAATGTCCATTTTATTCGGGTTGCAATAGTATCCCGAAATCGTGTATTCATAATCGATCTTGTAATCATACACGTCGTTCTGCACAAACAGGTTGTCCAACGGTTTACCACGGCACTGGTCCAATCGGTCCTTAACCATCTTGTATAATTCATACACCAATCTGTTTTTGCCTTTTCCCCTATAATGGGTCATTATTTCGTAGATGTTTTCTAGACGGTCGGGGAATCGGTCATACCCCTCCAACCAATTCATAATTGCCTTTTCGTCCTCACCCAACGCTTGGTAACATTTTCCTATGTTGTAATAACTCTGCCAAATTTCCTCGATCCAACCCCCGATTTCGATGCGCTTTTTGTAGGTCTCTATCGCCTTCTGTTTTTCACCGTTCTCGCGGTAACTGTTTGCCAAATAAAAAGTGTATCGATCGTTGTTCGGTTTGTCCTCCAATCCGCGCAGCAACAATCGGATGTCGCGCTCGAATTTGTCTGCCTTGGCGCCCCCGTCGCCCACGTCGTTGATGAATAATATGTCCTTGCTAATATTCGAATATCTGGAATTGGGCGGCGTCTCTATCACCTCGTGTGTGACTCCCCAATACTTGATGCCGATTCCGTTCTTCACGATTCGCACATTCTTGTATGACATTGTGGGCGACCCCTGAAAAATATAGTGCGCCTCGGCGCAGGGCAATGCATTTTTGAATTTAGTGACGTCAAATGAAGGATCCGGTTCTAATATCATGTCCGCGTCCATCAACAAAATGTAGTCTGCATTTGCCATTCCGTTACACGCCAATAGAGAATGTGTCCTGTTGTATCCAAAATCGCGAAACGGTTCATCGATCACTTGTCCTGGTATGCCCTTTGCCTCAAAATAATCTTTTATTATTTGGGGGGTGCCGTCTACACTTCCAGTGTCGCAAATACAATAACTGTCGATTATATCGCAGACCGAATCAAACAGACGCCGGATGATTTTGCTCTCGTTTTTCACAATCATGTTTAGACATAATTTAGGGATGGTGGTCATTGTGTGATACAAAATGTACCATTTTAATATTTAAATGGTTTGTGTTTTATCTCTATTGGTAGATTATATTGCTGATGGCATCTAGTAGATTATTTGACGATGAAGCGCGCATTCATAAAAGAAACGCAATTGATACTTTTGAAGGAAGATATCATTTGGATGTTCCTGGTAATGGTGCTGACATGCCTTTCAACGCCGACCCGCACATTCGTATTCAGAAATGGGGCGCCAACTTTTCTACTAATATGATGGATATTAATAGCGATTTGCGAGGCATGACGCGACCTCTTAATCGCGATTATGTTGAAATCAATGAATACAAGAAGTTCAGTGTGACACCCCGCATTGCTAATTCAAATCCGGAAACAGTTAATTATATTACAGATGAGTCACGTGCGACCAACCCTGCGTGGGTTCATAAAGAAGAGGAAATTAATCGATGGAATGCACCTCTTATCAATCCGATTGATTTGACCTTTTTGAAAAAACCCTTCCATGAAAATCTCAATACTCGCATTTTAGAAAAAGATTATTTCAAACCCAAGTTTTCTAGAAACACCGGTTTCACTGATCCTGTGGCATTCAACAATTAAGAACCCTCGAATTAAACCGATGAATTTTTAATAAGGCACACTGCGTGTGCCTTATTAAAAGGTTATAGGTCTCGAACTGCCGAAGAATTAAAATAGAACTGTAATTCTTCGGCAGTTTATATATTCAAATTAATATATATAATTCTATATTAAATGCAACTCGCAATACCTTTAGTAGCGCTCGGTGGATTATACATTGTTTCTAACCAAGCAGAGAAATCTAAAAAATCTGGCAAAGAAGGTTTTAAAGGTAGTCGTCTTCCCAATGTGGATGTTCCCGATCGCAATTATCCCCCGTCGGATTCCTATACGACGGAGTCTGACGTCACCTCGGAACTTGCCACTTTGAATAAATATGGCGGTCCCTCCGCATACACCGACAAGTATTTCAATCCTCTTGCCAAAAATTCTGTCATGGCGAACAAAGTGGCGTCTGACAAAAACCAATACCAGAGTTTGTCCGGACAACAAGTGGATGCCGATCATTTCAAACACGGCAATATGATGCCTTTCTTCGGCGGCAAAATCCGGACCTCGGGCGACCCCAAAAACAATGAAGCAATCATGGACAACTATTTAGGAACAGGGTCTCTTCAAATCAACAAATCGGAGCAATCACCCATGTTTAACCCCAACGAAAAGTTGCAACACGCCTATGGTGCCCCCAATATGAATGATTTCTACCAATCCCGTGTAAATCCCAGCATGCACATGAATGGCGTAAAACCGTTCCAGGAAATACAGGTTGGTCCCGGTCTTGGTCTGCCTGCCGATCAAACCGTCGGCACCGGCGGTTACAACTCAGGTACTCTACAGCGCGAAAGTTGGTTGCCCAAATCCGTTGACGATCTCCGCACGGCAAACAAACAGAAGGCAACTGACACCATGTTGTTGGACCACGAAGGACCTGCCAAGAGTCGCATCACCAATGTGGGAATTTTAGGCGTTTTCAACAAAAACCGCCCCGAGACCGCGTTTGAATGGGGTCCTGACCGTTATTTCACCACAACTGGTGTAGGAAAAGCGCAGACGGCGCAGTCAATCCAGATTGATAAATTCGGCAATCGTGCTGACACCACTGTGGAATATGAGGGTGTGGCGCAAAGTGCGAACTCTATTCCCATGACACCGGGTGAGATTTTACCTAGTCACCGTGTGGAATTGGGACAGGGTCAATTGGGTGTTGCCAACGCTATTGGACGCGGGTTTGCCAATGACGGTGATTATGGTGTCAAATCCAACCAGACTTATATGAATAACAGGTCCTATGGAACATACACTGCTAGTGCAAACATCGGCGCAGACGATAGTTACTTCGGTGCTGTAAAGAGCGGTCTCGGCGCTGTTGTCGCGCCCATTTTGGAGATTATGCGACCTTCTAAAAAACAGAATGTGATTGGTAATATGCGCGTCTATGGTGACGCCAAGACTGCCGTCCCCCAAACATACCTGTATGACCCCAATGATGCGCCGGCGCACACCATGCGTGAAACCACCGAGGAATCTGTGAATCATTTGAACGTCAATAGAGGTCAAGTAAACAATGGTTATTTGTCTACTCCTTACCAGGCGGTGGGACAGGAGCGCGACACAACAACTCGTTCTCATACAGGTGTTGCTGGATACCAGAACTCGGCGCTCAGACCCTATGATGCCGAGTTGTCTTATGAACCCAGCGATATTAAGGCGTCCACCATCAATGGGCGATTTGGCAATTCCAACACCAATCTGTTTAATAACAGTGTGAACTATCAAGGCAAACCCAAGGACAATGACATGATCAATGATCGCGCATTAATGCCGAAAATGCCCGCGCAAAGTCAGACATTGTCGAACTTTGGTGAAACCAATTTCAAGGCGCAACAATTGGACACCAATGCTGTAATGAACCGTAATACACCGGATTTGTATGCTGCTCTTAACCAGAACCCCTACGCGTTGAAGAGGACCTATGCTGCATAGGTGATTTCCTTGCACCCTATGATAAATAATCTTGTTATTTATTATAATGTCTTTTAGGAGAACACAGAGTCGCGCTATTAATCACCATGTGTTTTTAGATAATCGTCTCACCAATTTCGTGGGAGAACACGTTCATTATGGAGATTTGATTATTGAGAGAGACTTACTTGTTAACGGCAATTTAACTGTCAAACACGACATACGTGCTCGCAGTTTCTACGCCACCGGCAACTACTATTTGGACAATTACATTCTCGTTCCTGCCGGAACTATTGTCCAGTCTGCTGCCATAAATGTGCCCGATGGTTGGTTAAATTGCAATGGTTCTTTGCTCAATAAACTTCAATACATTGATTTGTTTGGTGCAATTGGCAATTCTTACGGCGGTCTCATAACCGATTTGAGTTTTAATTTGCCTGATTTACGTGGTCGCGTTGGCATTGGCGCCGGACAAGGTGCCGATTTGTCCAATCGTGTATTTGCCACATCGGGTGGCGAGGAAACCCACGCTTTGACCACCGGTGAAATGCCCACACATAGTCACGATTCTAATGCGGTTGGAGGACAAAACAATCTTGGTTTGGTAAGTGCGAATGGAGGAGGCACAGCTGTTGTTGGAGATAATTCCCAGGGTGAGTTAACCGTTTTTGCACTTCCTTATGCTCTCACTATCAATAACGCAGGCAGTGGCAACGCCCACAACAACATGCAACCCTTTTTAGTCATCCGGTATTTGATTAAGTATTAAAACTTTGCCGTTTTAAATGCCTATTATATAACTTGAAATCACCACAGGTGATTTCTCAGATATAAATGGAAAATTTATAAGTTGCAAAGTGACAGTTACTTTACACATTCAAAGATGCAGATCTTTAGGTCGGCATTTAAAATGTGCAAAAGGTATTAAGCGCATAATTTCACATTGTATTTTATATTACAAAACACAATGACCGACGTCGAAACTGTCAAAGATCCCTCCAAGGTCGGCAAAGAACTGAAAAACAAGATCACGTTCAATGGAATCCCCTATGAAACCTCTGTTTTTCTCGCGCCTTTAACGCCCGATTCGGACGGATACAAATACATCATCAATAAATTCTCGACCCGCAAACAATTCGACAAAATTAAAGGGAAAATGATCACGTGTCTCGGAACTACAGCAAGTATTGTTAAAAGTCAATTGGACACTGTCAATGTCAGCGCATATGTGTTTGCCAACGAATCCAAAAAAGCAAGTGCCGACCAAGCGTCGGGGTCTCTACAAGTATTCAATTGGTCTGTGGACCTGTCCGCGCCAGCGCAAGCGTGGATTTGCGATTTGTGCCGCAACGCCCCCGACCCATCTAAAAAATCGGCGTCTTCCCCCATTAAACCCACTCTACACCTGTTTGATCAAATTGCTCATTATGTTTTTGGAAAAACGGAGTCTTACTTAATGGTTAACAAACACAATGAATCTGACCTAAGACCCATTTATGAAAAATATGGATTTGTGGTTGATACAGGATTCGCAATGCGCGATGACGATGGTCAACATATTGTTATGAAAAAAACGATTGTGCCCGATCCCACTTATGCGTCTTTCCCGTTTGCTGGTTCACCCAAACGAACTAGGTCCAGAAAAACTACCAAAAGAAGAAAAACCAGTAAAAGTTCTTCCTCCTCCCCAAAACCATAGATTTTGTTTCAAAATTACATCGCCTCTATCGAAACATCGTCCAATCCAATCATCTCAATGCCCTGTGTCCAATCGCCCAAAATTGCGATTTCCTTTAGGTTTTCTATTACTTTTTGAATATCTCTATCGGACACTCTTGACAACCGTCCATCCTCCCCCTTTTTTCGAGTTGTCGCGCCGATCAATGGAATCCAAAAGGTCTGTTCGGTTCCGTCGTATTCGGTCGGCATCGACACCCACAACTCGGTTGTATCGGATTTCAATATGACTGCCCTATCTTTTGTCCCTGCATTCACCTTTTTGAAATCACCCATGAAACTGGACATGCTGAATGTGATGGCGTAGGGACCCTTTCCCACAGGTTTGTTAAGAGAAGGGGGCGACACGAAATACCACAGGTCTGCGTCGTCCTTGTGTTTCCAATCCACGTTTACGATGGCGTCCTTGCCAGTGATGTAGCGGTTCAAATTGCCTGTGTTGTATTGATAATGCTTTGCGTCCTTTGCATAACCTTTTGTCAAATCCTTGTTAAATCCTTGGTTCACGGTCCATCCCTCGTTGTCCAACAAGAAGGTACTTCCGGCAGCAGCAACGCCCATCAAAACCAAGAGTCCGAATAAAATGTTCATTGTTATTTTCATATGTGTTCTGTTTATGTTTCTTGTTTGAACGGTTCAAAAAAGAAATCAATTTTCAAGGGGAACCCCTGGTTTCCTTTCCTTTACTTGTATCGCAAATACAGGAGCATTAGTGTTGCGTTAATGACAACCGCAATAAACCCGGACGCCATTAATGAATTATCCTGTATGTAAAACCCGTGGAAAAACCACAGGAAATTCGTGAGCATCATTAGCGCTACCATGTAGAATGATAATCCGACCACCGTCTTAGTTTCCAAGGTTTTCAACAATTGGGGTAACGCTTGCACTGTATTCACCGTTGGCGCAAGTATCGCCACGATTCTTGGTAAGTCTGTTTGCATCTGTATACATTGTGTTGTGAAAATATTCTACAACAAATATGCTCGTTCGTCCAAATCAATTGCGGTGCATGGTTTGTTTGTCAATGGTCCAGGTTTTTCACGGTGCATATAGACTTTATAGACTTTGTATATAGCAATTGTCCCTGCAATAGTGCCACCAACTATACCAACAATCATCCATGTATAATCTGTAGTTATTGATGAAGGTTGTGATGAAGGTTGTGATGAAGGTTTTGATGATGGCATTACTGAAGGATGTCGTGTTGGTCTTGTAGAAGGGTGTCGTGTTGGTCTTGTGGAAGGCATTGGTGAAGGACTTGCTGAAGGGTTTGTAGAAGGACTTGCTGAAGGATTTAATGAAGGTTTTGTGGAAGGGTTTGGTGAAGGGTTTAATGAAGGGTTTAATGAAGGGTTTAATGAAGGGTTTAATGAAGGCATTGGTGAAGGCATTGCTGAAGGACTTGTTGAAATGTTTGTCAAAGGACTGGACATCACGGACTCATATAAAGGTGCCAACACCAATAACAAAAGTAAATAAATATTCATCTTAATCTCATATTTTATAAAATTTACATTTATATAGTTTTGATTTTACATACAGGAATCAAATAGTCATCTTAATTTGTTTTCATATGTCATCTCCTCACGCATACATTAAGTCACGCACATAAAAATAATAGTCTTTGATTGACGGCAACGACAATTCATATGGGTCCTGATTTTTTACATTTTTCAAGTCAACTTCATAATTTATTACATATGTGTTTATTAAAGTAATGACCATTATTATATCATACCACACATGCTCAATATTTATAGGTTCGGTGTGAAACTTACTTCTTCCAAAATCTATTATTTTTGGAATAATGCCATTGCTTTCAATCACAACAATTTCATCACCAATTCTATATTCTAGTGTTTTTTCATCAGTCGTGTCTATTAGAATATTTCCAGAGTTCAAATCTCCATGACACACTTTGTGTATTTCTGCCAATTCAATAATAACACAAACCATTTGTAAAATTAACGTTTTTATAATTTTTATGTCTCTAGTCTTTTGCAAATAATCACTTATGTCGCCATGAGCAATATATTCATATACAAAAAAATACAATTTGTTTGTTCCTCTTTCACAAAACCGTATTTGTCTCGTTAGTTTTGTTATATAATTATTTTTATTGTCATCACATGAAAATTCGCATATAAGTCTTGCTGTATTACGATAATCTCGTATTTTCTCTAAAATCTTTCTTTCTAGTAATAAATCTAGTTTGTTTGCATCATATATCTTTACCACAACTGGTTTATCATAGTCTTGTAATTTTGACAAAACCACATGGACAAAATCATCCTCATGCATGGATGCTTCTTCTGCTGCCTTAAATGACTTGTAACCGTATAATTTATTTTTTCCACAATTTATTTTATATGTTTCCATGCTAAGAATGCGGGATCTTCGTGTTTTTGGCAATTTTTCAAATGGTGGCAGTTTTCGTGTTGTGTTTTGACGCGGTGTTGTTTTTGTTTTTTTAGTTAGCATTATAATATATATATTTAATTATTAACCCCGCAATAATTGTGCGTCCAATTCAGGCAGCGTGTTTTCATCATATTTTGTAAAACAATTCACCCGCGTTATTTCAACACAGTGTGTTTGTTTCGGGTCTATCGATTTGTCATATTTTTTCACACGTAAAGTATATGACATGTGCACATCAAAGGATGCACACGCATTAATTTTGCTTATGATGACATTCAAAAACAGACCACTATAACTCGTGACATAATATTCCAATGTAACGGATTCTCCGCACAATAACATATTGTGTATCACCTGTAACAACCGGAATTTTATATCCAAATACTGTATTTTCTTGTCTTGTTTGGCAACAGTTAAACATTTGTTTGCATATTGCTCCAATTCACTTTCTGAAAAAGGCATTGCCACTTGTCTTTCACTCGTCAAATTCAAATGTATGTATTTCAACAAATAATGACAAACACAGTCTGCCAAACGCCGAATGGGACTCGTGAAATGACAATATTCTGCCATACCCACCAAGTCGTGTGACGACACATGGGACAAATAATCTGCCTTTATGCCATTCGATATTATTTCTTTCAGCAAGTCTTGTCCCGTGATTCCTTGATACACATTTTGTAACCACGCACTCGCATTGCACGTTCGAAAGATTCCAACATTCAAATGGATTTTCAAGTACTCCCCCACAAAGGAATTCGCGAAAATGGCGAATTCGGCAATCATCTCTTTCATCTGTTTCTCGCCCTTTTCGGATCTCCGCAAATATACGTGGTCCTCTTCAAACACAGGATACGATGCATTCACCTCACTCAACTTAACACCCTTTGTTATTTGTGATCGCTTGTGCTTCAAGACCTCGCTGATTCGTATTCCGTGTTTTAATGCGTCTACTGTATTCATGTTTTCGGACGCCCTTTCATATGTATACTGTGTTTCCTTTCCTACACGGATGTCGGTAAATAATAACTTGATTTCATTGACCATTTCATATGTGTCTGGATTAATTTCCGAGAGCACCGTAATTGCCTTTTTGATTGTATTAACTCCAGAGGAGTGTTGGGTCAAATTGACCCTTTGAACTCCAGAGGATTGAAGACTTGCCAAAGACAGCACTGATGTTGGCATCATGTGTATTGGCGGACGATTGGATGGGTATTTTGTGGTGACACGATTGCACATGTCGCGCCACATTGCCGACGATAGAGGTATGTATTCGGTGGGGTCGGCAATATGAATTGCCAAGTGCATTTTTCCACCCTCTGTGAAAATGCTGAATGCATCGTCGGCATCTGTGCACCCAACAGGATCAATGGTATAACTTTCATGTTTGGTCATATCTGTTCGAGAAGACACACTGTATTCGTGCGGTCCGATTTCCAATTCCAATGCCGCGTCCAACGAGTTGACTCGCTTTGTTCCATAGGTCGGTTCTACCACTTGGGAGTAGGTTTGTTCATAAAGTTGGTTGTTCATTATTATAGATATACGCGATTGTGTCTAAGTGGGTATTTTGTTTTTTACATATCATTTTGATTTAAACGCATCCCTGCATATTTCATAAAATGGACAACAATGAAATTATTAAAACACATCTACAAAGTTTTAAGACAGTCGATAGAGATTTTCTAAAAGACAAGGAATGTCTAATATGTTTGGAATCCGTCGATTTGGAAATGAATCAACTTGTTGCTTTGCCGTGCAATTGCGCCAACTCGACATATCACATAACCTGTATTATACAATTGCTGAAATCAGGCGCAAACAAGAACTTCTGCCCGCATTGCAAATCCGTTTATCAAATGCCTTTTGTTCCAATACAGCACTTAATACTAATTGATCCAATTGATCCGCACGTTTCACATCAACAAGACGGTTTCACAATAAGAAAACTCACGTGTGCTCTTCTGTTTCATTTTTTGACAAACTCAATGATGAACATTATTAACATATGTGTGTCAACCGGGTTTTATGATAATAAAAAACAACCTCCCGAATTGCAAGCAATCGTAATATTTTGCTTTTTAAAATTAATATTCAATTACATTTTTGTATTTTACTCAAAAAATAATATTACAAAAATGGAAAATGTGCTTATTTACAGTTATGCATTTCAATCCGTGTTGTTTGGCGGATTGATTTACTCGTTGATTAAAATAAAAAAAGAAAAATTGACTGTGTTTTTAATAATTAACAATGTGATGTTTGGGGTTGGTGATTTGATATTCCGAATTTTGGGCGGATATTACATTCCCGATAGAATCCATGTTGTTTGAATAATGTGCGTGAATAATGTATATTGAATGGAAAATTGCAAAACCAAGTTTGTGAAAAAATTAATGAAGGAAATTAACACAAAAGCAATTCGCAACACGCGAAAGGCATTAAAAGAAATAAAAACTAAATTGAAAAAAGAATCCGACAATGAAGAATTGAAAAAGAAAAAGGAGTTTTGGGAAAGAATGCTTAAAACACAAAAACAAGGACCCGATAAACAAACGGTCGACTTTAATGTTAAAACATTTTGCAATCCTGGGTGTTTAGAAACAGCGTTCCAAGAGGATGTCGATTTTGACAAATTAATGGATTTTTGTAAAAAGAAGGACGGTTGTAATAAAAAACTGATTGTCGCGGAATTGAAAAAAACAAGAAAACAATTGATTCGAGGTTCTAAAACCATTTTGAAGGATGATTTCTATCATGCATTTGACCCAAAAACAAAGGCGCGTCTAATAAAACAAGGTGCACTGTCAGGATGTATTGTCGGGTTGTAATTCGTTGTTATTTCAATTTATTTATAATGCCATCCTTCTATAATGCAAAATATTGTTCTTCATATGATGAATTTTCAACATGTCCACAAAATTCGTGGCGCGCGCAATACTAACGCAAAATGCCTGTATGATCTTTTGAAAAAAATGGACAAGACAGCAATAGAGGTTTATCCCGCCATCGTCACTTCCTATAATGCTGATGATGTTTCCAAATCCCCGATTTTTGTTCATTTAGTTGTCTTGTGCAAGGATGATAAAGAAGGCGATCAAGTCCTGTTGGACCCCTCCTATGATGTGTTTTCACATGACAACAAGCGCTATTATTTAAACATTAAGGAGTTTGTGGACTCTATCGAAGTGCCGGAAGAAAAACAGAATGATCTGAAAAGCATTGCGACCGATTTTTTGGCGCTTAATCAAATTGCCAAACAAATTGTTGCTGAGACCTTCGAGAATTACAACGTGGAATTATATCAAAGACAAACGGAGTATGTCAATCTCAAATGTGTGCCTTTTTAACATAGTATGTTAACACGATTCCCACATTGATTGCTATTCCCACGCCAACCATAATCTCCTTTGTCATTTTGCTTATACATTTTAATGACCAACAATTCTATGTTATTTTCACATTTTGATATTTATGTAAATATCAAAATACAAAGCCTCCTTTGGGGATTGAACCCAAGACCTTTTCATTACAAGTGAAATGCTCTACCACTGAGCTAAAGAGGCGCTTCCCCAATATATCATTCGCCAGTTCTCTATGTTATTTTGGCGTTTATTTATAAAAGAAAAAACAATAACTTGTATTGACTTGTCACACACTATGTTACACACTTGTTTTTGACTTGTCTAACACTCTTTGCTTATCCCTCGGTCAGCAACCTTGGCACACAATTGATCGTCTGTAATTCCTGCGCCATCAGTTTGAACGCATATGGCATCTCTACATAGGCGAACTCCGTCGTGTTTTCACACATGGAACATCGGTGCACCGTGAATGTAGATTTCTGCATCGCGAACCCCTTGTCATTGTATTGCGCGATCATTCCGCACTTCTTACACACATGAACACTGTATTTATCAGACACGTCGAACAAACGCTCGCGGCAAAATCTGCTGACACCGTGCGCCAATAGACCGTCCTTCTCCATCTCACCCATTCTGAAACCGCCGTCGCGCGCCCTGCCTTCGGCAGGTTGTCGAGTCAAATTCACCATGGGTCCTATCGACCTCGAGTGTTGCTTATCATTCACCATGTGTTTCAATCTCTGGTAAAAGACGGGTCCAATAAACACGTTTGCCTCGAATTGCTCACCAGTGAATCCATTATACATCACCTCGTTGCCATAACTCTCGTAACCAACCTTTTGTAATTCCTCGGCAATCGTCTTTACATCCAAATCGCCGAAACTGGTGCCGTCGCCAAACATTCCCAATTCGATTAAAACCTTGCCTAGAATCGTCTCCTTCAATTGCCCAATCGTCATTCTCGACGGAATCGCATGAGGATTAATAATAATGTCCGGTCTCAATCCGTTTTTGGTATAAGGCATGTCACACTCGGGAATTATGTTGCCGACAGTGCCCTTCTGCCCATGGCGACTCGAATTTCCTGTAAATGAACATTTTCCATTTCTTCTGACAAGAAATACTTCGGAGGGAACTCTCAAGCAATAAACCTTGCCTTCAAAATTATAAGTTATTTCATCTGTATTACATTGATGATCAATTTCAATGCATTGATTAATTTCTAAATTATAACTCTGGAATCGAACCCGTTTTCCAATCATATGTTGCGCTTGTGTCAATTCATAATCTGCATGGTCTCGTTGTTTAATCCACATTCTGTGATTTAATGTTACTTTTTGACTAACACCTTGAGTTTCAACTTCATACATATCACCTGTGTGGTCAAATACCAATGTTTCTAATGGATTCACGTATTCTAATTTGCTTGTTTGGCGATTTAATTGAGCAACCAAGTCATCTGTTTTGACGTCACATATGGGAACCCATCCGCGGTTCATGGTTAATACATCATGGTCATCTGTCATACAGAATTTATCGCCGAACACCGGTTTTCGGAATATGCGCGCGCGAACCTTTGCGGTATTGTATCCTTCGCCGTTTCGACCTACATAATTCTTGTCGACATACGTCTCCTCCGTTGTCCTGTAACACTTGCTCTGGTCCTCGAACTTGATTACTTTGGTCGGGTCATTGCGATTCTCCTTTATGTGAACTACTTTTGCCATGATTACATCGCGGTCCTTGATCAACGAATTCTCCGCCATAAATCCGTCGGTTCCAATGTTGTCGTAATTGCCATATTTGATTCCCTTGGTGCGCGCCGGGTCCGGTTTACATCTACTCACAAACCGCGTGATATTCTTGTCTTCGTCTTTCTCTGTGTGATAAATCGTCGTCAAGAACATCCCGCGGTCAATGGAACCGCGATTGATTAACACACTGTCTTCCTGATTGTAACCCGTGTGTGACATAATTGCCACATGGATTTGCTGTCCCGATGGAATCTTCACTAAATCCAACCAGTTCATCAATCGTGTGTCCACCAATGGTCTCGATGGATACGTCAATACATATGCGGTCTTGTCAAATCGCTGGTCGAAATTGGTCGCATACATGCCCATCGCCTGCTTTCCCTGTGCCGACTGATAGGTGTTTCTCGGCGCCTGGTTGTGCTCCGGGAATGGAATACACGACGCCAACACACCAAATATGGTGCTCGGGTGTATCTCACAGTGTGTGTATTTGGTGCCTCTGTCCGTCTTTACATAGGAATTCTTTGCCTTCAGCGCAATCATTGCATAATTCTGCTCGTCAGGGTCAATGTACTCAATCACCGACTTGTCCAATTTACAATTCGTGAGCATATCATTCCACGACAAATCACCCTGTGTCAACTTGTCAATGATTTCCTGTGTGATTAGCGCGCGTCCATTGGCAATTCGCAACAGGGGTCGTGTCATGCGCCCGCCGTCATTGCATATGCGGATCTCCATCATCTTGTAGTCAAACACAATGGATGTGTAAATGTTGATGATTCCCTTGTATTTCTTGTCCTTCATGTCTTCGTACAATTCTTGGGGCGAATCCGTTATGCCCACCCAGCATCCGTTGACGAATACCTTCACTTTATTGAACGCTTGGACTGGTGTCAATTCATTTACTGATTTGATGTGCGGCGCCACATAGGTGTAGAGCGAGGCGCTATTCGTCGAAATCGTGAGATGCGTCAATTGACTAATATTTTTTACTAGACCAATGGACTGCCCTTCCGGAGTTTCTGCTGGGCAGTTTGACACTACAAATGATGACGCAACAAATGAATGATTTTCCGACCGTGTTGTGAAATCATACACAAGTTCAGGTTCAACTTCGACAATGGATGCAATCGGCACAGAAACACAACCATTGTGGGCAATATTGTCTCGGATGAATGAGTCGTAACTAACCTTGTAATTGCTGTTTTGATTTTTTATTTTCAAATATTCAATTACAGGTGCTGATTCTCTTCGTTTGTCGTCACAATAATAATAACTAATAGTGTCTGCGTATTTTAATAGATTTTCATCTGAATTGTCAAACACCAATACAATATTAACATCTGTCGCATTTGTTTCAACTGTTTTAATATTGCATTTAATATTGAAATCATTAAACATATTTTTGATTTGATTCATGTATGAAATTCCTTCTTCAATAAATATGTTGTCTGTGACAATAATGCTTTCAAGTTCTCCATCACACATATTTGTTCCATTTTTTGATTGGTGAGCAGATAAATATTCTACCTTCACTGATAATTCTGCATTAATTAACCAAACCGGCAAACAGTGTGCATCATTATCTATGAAATTCATAAAATATTTATAAACAGGATCATCAACATTTGCGAATCCAAGTTTTCTGATATCACTGTTAATAATGTCATCATTGTAGTCAGCATGTTCATGATATCCAATGAGTCGGGCAAGGATTTTTAACTTGTTTGTTGGTATCTGCACATTCAACAGATTCTTTTCTAACAAATCCATGCGATAATGTTCCAAAACATCGGATTCATTAATTATAAGAATTGTTGTGTTTGTGTTTGCAATGGGTTCAGTCATATGTCGAATAATCACTCTGTCATCAGTGGTCAGTTCACCCACTTTTTTCATTTCGTATTTGCCATCGATTGTCTTAACTAAGAATGGATGGTCCGCAGTTGCCTTTATGGTTCTTCCACTAATAGTTTTGATTTCAAATAACTTGTCCGGCATTTTACTGAAGTAATTGTGAATGTCCGAGGGTTCGTCCAACAGACTTTGACGATTTACTGTATTCACCCAATCGCCGTCTTTTACATCTCTAATTGGTTTCGAATCTATGCGGTTTGACAATAACACATTGGCGTCTCCTGTTAAACACAAGAATCCGAACGTTGTCCCGTGCAGTTTGCGCGGCGCTATCAATTCGCCCGACTTGTCGATGGGCGTATTCACACGACGCATATGACTCAAGGTTGCTGCCGTGGTTAAGCGATTCACCACTTGCGCCACACCGACCTTGCTACTGTTGCTCTGTTTGATACTGAAATCACCCGTCGAAAGGGCGCGGTTTATCCCCGTCTCGATCGTCGTGGATTTGATGAACTTACACACGTTTGCCATATTGATGATGTTTTCATAGTCGTCGCTGGACTTCCACGACCCCGAATTAATCTCCTTTATGACATTCTTTTGCATCTCTTTCACCAATTTGTTGAAATAGTTTCGAAACAGGTTATTCAAGAGGGTGCCGGTCATGTCGATTCGCTTATTCACGTATGAATCTCGGTCACTGGGCGGAATCCATCCTAGCGCCGTCTGTATTAATCGGTTCGTCATGTGTCCCAAGAAATAGATCTTCTGTTGCGCAGTCTGGCAATGCGGGAATAAATCGTGGTTCAACACCTCTATCGCAAAGTCGCGCTTCTTCCTTGACCCGGTCTCCTTGTCCATATTCATCGGCGTGTAGGCAACATAGGTTGTGATGTTCTTAATTGCGTCCTCCTTCGTCATCGTCTTGTTTGCCTCAACAACGGATGCGTTCAAATACTTCAACATATCCGTGTGTCTCTCACTTGTCACGTCGAGTAGAATATAGGAGCAAATCTCCTTGTCTGAATTGACGCCGAGGGCGCGAAACAGGGTGAATAAGTCGATTGCCTCGCGCACGCGTGGAATCACTACCTTCATGGGGAACCCGTATCCATTGTTCTTGCTCGCGATCTCAATCTCCACCTGTTTGGGTGAAATACACTTGTGGTCGGGCACGGATTTGATTTCCGCATACCAGATGCAGCGGGATGCGTTCTTGCCGTCGTAGCAATAAACCACGTTTTGCGCCGCGCGTTCCTGTTGTAGGACCGTCTTCTCGGATCCCTTAATGATGAAATAACCGCCGTGGTCAAAGGCGCACTCGCCCACTGAAACAGGATTGATGTGACTATTCTGGGTCAAGACGCAGATTGATGATTTGACCATGATTGGCATCTTGCCAATACTGATTTTGGGCAACAACTTGTGTATGCTGCGGGGTTGGTCCATTGATTCCGTATCGCGCACAATGTATTCTATGCGCACGTCCACTGTCATGTTGGATGCGTATGTGAAGTTGCGGACTTTCGCCTCCATTGGCATCATCGTCTTGGTCGCGCCGTTGTTCTCATAAATCAACGGCGGGTAAATCTTCAAATTCTCGAAAGTGATTTTGATTTCCAGGGTGTGCGCTTCATGCTTTGCCACGTAATCCTTGTCTGACCGGATTGTGACGGAGTTAAACATGTCGATTGTGCGCTTCATGTCATAGTTCACAAAGTGATTGTATGACTCCAACTGGTGGCGGACTAGACGCGATGAGTGCTGTCCGTGGAAATATGACTCGATGATATTGAATGCCTCCGCGTTGTAATTCTTGATATGGGATAAGATGTCTTTGCAGTCGCCAGACACGGGGTCAATCTCTAGTTGATTATCCACAATCATCTGTTTGATCTCTGCCTCGATGCGTTTCTCCTGTTGGACTATCTCTTCCAAACACTTGGTTTCTTCATTTTGTGGAGGAACCTTGATTTCTTTTGCAGAACAACCTTCGGTTGTTAAGCGTCCGGTGGACGCGACACATCCTGCTTCGCTGGATGATATTCCACGTGTAACTGCCTTTTGGGCAGTTACTCCTTTTGCTCTCGACTTTCTAGGAGTCTTTTGAATCTTTTCGTTATTTTCTACTTGCATTTCTATGTTTTTAGGATTGGTTGTCATTTATGTCTGCTGGTCGTTGGAGATTCAATGGCATCAATTTTCCAAACCCTTTTGCAATGTAATATTTTGCTAAGCATCTAATATTTTCCAAATGTGTAATAATTTACTAGGCGCAAATTATTTTGCCAAGTCTACACAATTTCTTTTGCTAAAATCATGTCAACCGTGTTTGCCATTTGTATTGCGATTACTGCCAATTGCGCCTTTGTTGCCTCGGCAAATGGTATTTGTTGCACCTGTCCAACAGTAATGTCGAAACAACCATTGACGATTTCACCCACGGTTTGGTTAAGAGCATAAATTTTCGGCATGTCATCCTTCACTGAATGTAGTAATCCAGCAACCACTGTTTCAATGTTTACGCCTATTGTCATTAATATTGCAGACACCGATATTAAATGGCACAGAAAAGGTCTGCTTGGTTTTCGAAACCGTGTTCGCCCTTTCGAATATTCCTTTGCCATTTGATATGCCTGTTTTATGAACTCTCTGTCCCCGTCTGTATATCCCTTCGTTTTAGCAAATTCGCACAACGATTCAATTGTCTCTATCATTAATATAAACATACATGTCACAAAAAGTAACCATTGTAATGACGGTGCGGGAGAACTATTCCTTAACCATTCAATCCATTGACAGTATCATCAAACATACAACTGCGCCCCACAGGTTCATCTTTGTCAATTACAAAACACCGGAATCCATTTTGGAAGAAATTACAAAAAGAGGTGTTGTCGAGATTTTCAACAGCAATTCGCCATATCCGTCCGTGTCCATGAAAAGCGTCGTGTCCGAAATTGCGACTCCATATACCGTGTATTTGGACAACAACATCACTGTTTCACCCCTCTGGTTGGAAAACCTCATTGTGTGTATGGAACTCAACAAAGCAGGTGTCGTGGGTCCCGCCTATTTGTGGAACAAGGATAAAATACACATGTTTGGCGGCAACATCACTATAAAGGGCAAACATTTCACAGAAAGACATCATATGATTAATTATCCCGCACACACCCTCAAAACCTTGAAAACCCGAAGATGCGATTATGTCGAATACCACTGTTTGATGGTTAGAACCGACTTGTTGAAACAGGGCGCATTGGATGATTCGCTTATGATTTTACATCAACACATTGATTTGTCTTTGATGACGAAACGTATGGGATATGGCACATTCGTGACTCCGCATTCTGTGGTTACCTACGAAAATCAGGCAGAAATACAGGATTATGAACACGATTTATTTAGAGAAAGGTGGGATGCCGACGTTGGCGAAAAAGACATTGCGTATTTTTGTAATAAATGGAACTTTGCGAATGATTCTGGGTTCGATGATGTGCGCAATTTTTTGCGGAGACACAACGCAAAACGGTAATTTCAACAAGAATGATTCTGCTTATAATATATCATATTTCCGCAGTTGCCATGAATTTTAATTTTAAAAAAACCGGCAATTCTAATCTTACACAAACTTTCAATTCCAATCTTCCAAAACCAAACCTGGTTCAATACAACACGCCTGTTACAAAAGACATGGCAATATTATTTGTGTATTTCAATCCTTGCAAATACAGGAGAATTATTCAGAACGTCCTCACTGTAAAACACCAAATGGATTGCGCTCAAATTCCGTATTTCATTGGCGAAATCAAACATGACAGTGATTCGAATTACCTGTTTTGCAAATCTGACAATGTGTTTCAATATAGTTCGAATAGTTACATGTTTTACAAGGAAAATCTGATTCGCGTGGTTGAACCGTTAATTCCATCCTGTTTTACAAAAATTTGCATTATGGATTTTGACATGTTATTTGACAATCCTGATTGGTACTCGGTTGTTTCGGAAAAATTAAATTCGGTCAAGATTGTGCAACCGTTTAAAACCGCGAATTATCTTAATATTGATTATTCCATTTTTGAATCCAGAACCAATTGTGTTGATAAAAAAACATTTGATCCAATTAATTACATTCTTGAACAATCAGGGTTTATTTGGGCGTTTGATCGTGAATGGTTTTCGTCATATTTTTTTGATGATATGACTATCACTGGTATGGGCGACACTGTTTTCGCCAATAATATTACAAGAAGATCCTACAATGATGCTGGGTCTTTCTACGTTAATTTTTCTAGTTATATCAAACCATCGACAGTGAATGTGCCATATGGGTCATGTGATTTGATTGTGCATCATTTGAATCATGGACCACTCATCAATCGACAATACAACGACATAAATCAAATATTTAATTCAACCTTTGCACAAAATGGATTCAAAAAGATTGATGATGTCTTGTGTCGCAGAGACGATGGCATTTTGGAATATAAACCGGAATATTTGAATTTATTTAACCACATCATGCTGACTTACTTTAAAATACGAAATGACGATTTTGCATATTTTACGGCGTAACAACCAATTAGAAATTGCAAAAATCATATAGAACTTTCACGCTTTTTCTATACAACAAAATGAGCATTGACCCTATCAAATTAAAATCATTCAACACCTATATGAATTTTTACAAACAGAAAAACTACATGTCCAAACGCGATTTTTCACACATTCTGAGTTTGGCGCAATACGATTTCACTAACTATCAACTGCCAAACTATGAAATTTGGCAAAAAGACCACGAAGTCGATTTGACTGCGTTGGATACACTTGCATCGATTGCCTTAGAACCAGATCTTCCCATAGAGAATATTGACCTTTCTATCAATTCCATTGCCGACCTTCTTGCCGTAGTCGACAAATATCCCCTGTCTAACAAGAAATACAATGTGGACATTAAAATGCTACATACTATCCAACCCGAGTTGAAGGAATTGAATGCGATGGTTGGCATAGTTTCTCTCAAATCGTCAATCCTCGATCAACTCCTCTATTATTTGCAGGGGTTTCATAAGCACGGGTCTGCCGACGATTACAAACACACTGTGTTATATGGTCCGCCAGGGTCTGGCAAAACGGAAATTGCCAAAATCATTGGTCGCATGTATTCCAAAATGGGGGTTATTAAGAAACCTGTGTCCTCTGTAACACCCGCGTCTGTTGGAACAACAAATGCGTCTGTTGGAACAACTGCAGGAACAAACTTCAAAAAAATCACGCGCGCTGACCTTGTAGCGGGGTATTTAGGACAAACTGCTATCAAAACTAAGAATTTATTAAATGATTCTCTCGGCGGTGTTGTATTCTTGGACGAGGCGTATTCCCTCGGTCACAAAGACGGTGCCGACAGTTTCTCAAAAGAATGTGCCGACACCCTGTGTGAAAGTCTCAGTCACAATAGAGAAAACATCATGTTTATTATTGCTGGATATGAAAAAGAGTTGGATGTTAATTTCTTTGGTCTTAATCCAGGTTTAGAATCAAGGTTTGTCTGGCGGTTTAAAATTGACAATTACACATTTGATGACCTGTGGCAAATTTTTCAACACAAAGTGAAGGTTGCTGGATGGACGTGCGACGATGCACTTTCGCAGGGAGGCAAGGTGTGGTTTAAGACCAAGTTTGATTCGTTGACTGGTCTTGGGCGTGATGTTGATACGCTGCTTTTTAAGACTAAGATTTGTCATAGTCGCGCGAACTATGGCAAAGAAGTGCAGTATGTAATAAGCATCGCGGATTTGAATGCTGGTTATGATCTTTTTATGAAAAGTCGGTCGGGGTCTGCAGAGGCAGAAAAGAAGGAGCGCAAGAGGATTGCTGAGTCTTTATATATTTAAGGGGAACGTAGTTCCCCTTGGACCCCTCCTTTGTTTTAGTATTCCCTTGGACCCCTCCTTTGAAGTGATAATGCATTGGACTCTCCTTTGGTGGTAAATTAATCGTTTTTATGCCATAGATTATATAAAAGTATAATCTATGTCCGAAGGTGAGAAAAAAAAGATTTTCATAAATCCCAATTTATTTAGTATTGAAAATGTTTCCAGGAAAAAACGTGAAAAACCCGAAAGAGCAATCCGGATTAAACCCACTGCCAAACCCATCTCCGATAAAACACGGAAAAATCAAATCCTTAAGAAAATCCGTGAAAATCAAGAGAAACAGTACAAATCTCTATTTGAGGGGGAAAAAATCAAGGTTGAAATGCCGAAAAAACAAAGTGACAAAAACAACGATGAATTCCAATCCGATTTTGACAAATCACTCACTTTTATGAATGCCGTTGCTGACGCCAAACCTGCCCCCATTGCGCGCAATCACACCTTTAAGAACACTTCGCTCCGATATCACGCAGATGAATCGTTGAGTGATATTGGAATTGACAAGTACGCCACCGATGTTGCCGTCGATTTGCCGATTGATTTCTTTCTGCCGCCCGCCGCGTCTTCGAATGTGTCTTCGACATCGCCTTCGTCAATGCCTTTAACCATGTCTTCGAGTGCGTCTTCGACATCGCCTTCGTCCACGCCTTTAACCACGCCTTCACCAATGACTTTTGCCAAACAACCAGAATATGGGTGTTTAAAAAATGGGAATTTACCCACGTTGCGGTCCCTACATAATAAGACTATGAAAAATCTGCCAATGGCACAAGCGCAGCAAGCGCAACCGAATCCTGTAGTTGGGAGTCTCAAAACACATGAGGAAAAAATGGAAATCATGCGAAAACTCCACCAACAAAAGAAGGATGCCGAGAAACCCAAACCCCAAATTGTTCAACGGAAAGTGAAAAAATTGCTGCGACGCACATTCAATGTGGGCAAAGACAAGCATCGACCCAAAGTAGGCGTCCTTCTCCCAAATCGCACGATTCGCAACAATGTCACCAACAAATCCTTTATGATCAAACAGAAACCAATTGGCGAAATAAGGAAATTCCTCATTCAACAAGGTTTCATTAAGGTTGGGTCCACGGCACCCACCGATGTTTTGCGCAAAATCTATGAGAGTGTTGCCATGATTGATGGAGACGTAAAAAATCACAATCCTGACAATCTGCTCTATAATTTTTTCAAAGGGGCGGAGAAACCACAGTGAAACCCAGAACGTAGTCACATGTGAAACTGCCATGCAGTTTCCAAAACGCAGTTTCCAGAAAAATTGATTTCATCTTTGACCCAGTCAGACATGAACATAAATACTATACTATCGCATTACAATGGAAAAGAAACTCAACCTCAAGTCAGAACAATACTTTACCGGATTCAAGGACTCGGTCCGCCAAAAAATCATCGAACTCGGGTTCAATGAGAAATCCAAGATAAACGACCTCCTCGAATTCGTGTATGAATATGAGCGCCTCACCTTTAGCAAAGATGATTTGTCCAAAAGAAAGCGCGTAAAAAACGCCATCCCCATGCAAAACCGATGCAGCGCCAAGCGCGCGAATAATGAGCAATGCACCAGAAAGCGCAAGGATGGGTGCGAATTCTGCGGAACCCACGCCAAGGGCGCGCCTCACGGTCTTGCCGACGATGAGTGCGGCGTATGCACCAAACCCGTCGATGTAGTTGCCAGAAACATCATGGGTCTCGTCTACTATATTGACAAATTCTTAAATGTCTACAAAACCACGGATGTGTTGGACGGCAAGGTCAATCCCGAAATCATCGCCAAGGCAGTCATTGTAAATGGCGAATACACCATTCCCAAGTTAGGGGTATAAACCGCAGGTTTAAACTGAACTCTATGCTATCTTACGCTTCAACGTTTCCTTTATGACTTCCTCGCGATTACTCATTATAAAATTGTTCATCTCTATCGCCTGGGTCTCATCGTCCTTGTAATATTTCGACAAGATTCCCAGCAAATTCTTCTTTGATAATGGTTTCTTCAAGGTTTTTTTGTTATATATTAATTTGCCGCCTGTTATATCGAATTCATCAATCTCATTGTCTTTCATTGTTTGCATAAGTGTCTGTGATATTTTTTGTTGTTTTGCCTTCCGCATGCGAAGTTCTTTATTTAATTCTCGAATCTCATTATCCACTGCAATCCAATCGCGGATATTTTGCACAAGTTCTGCTTTGGTTGCCATTATATATATTGGTGTTATTTTTCTATATACATCATTGAATAATTACACATTTTCTCACGCAAAGGGGTAAATTATCCAATAATGCGGCATCTTCAATGGTGTAAATTGACCGAATCATTTTCTTCCTAAGTATATATATTTTTGAAACCAATGTTTAGCATAGTCAATAGAAACACATCACCCTATTTAAACGGTGTGTCGCAAGTTAGACCCCCACAAATAACTATGCAAATGCAGAAACGTCGTGTAATGACGATGACGCCACAACAACAACTCGCACAAAAACCAAAAACGTATTCTCCGTCAGACGGTAATAAAATCAAATGGGGTAGACCAACTTGGCGATTTTTTCACACAATTGCTCACAAAATCAAACCGGAATATTTCAAACAGGTGCGTAAAAGTATGCTTGATACTATTTATTCTATTTGCTCCACATTACCTTGCCCTGTTTGCTCTCAACATGCGGTTCAATACATGAATTCTGTCAATTACAACACAATCCAAACCAAAGAGGATTTGAAAGACATGCTTTATAATTTTCATAATGCTGTCAATGTGAGAAAGAATTATGAACCGTTTAATAGAGAAGAACTCGACGCGACTTACTCGCAATTCAACACGATTGCTGTTGCTCAAGAGTTCATGTTTTATTACAAGGATCGCCAACGAAGTGTGAAATTGCTTGCTGATGACATGATGCGTTCTAAAATTGCCGTCAATATACAAAATTGGTTTAATTCAGTCATTCAATACATGGATCAATAAATATATTTATTGCAAAATGAATATATTTGTTGCAAAATAATTGCAAAATGATTGTGCAATCTATGTTTTTTTTATTAAATTGCCAGTTGTGTTCAACGTGCAACTGTATTTCATGTCTGATGGTCCGCATTTTTCGACCACATTTACCGATGGCATTGCCCAGTTCTTTCGTCCAATTATCAACGCCCAAATCACGCCAAATATAGCACCTAATAATGCCGACAACCCGATGGGACCAATGTTTTTGAAATTCACAAACAAATATAGGATGTCCAGTATCACTATCAATATCAAAAACACCATTATAAACCAATTCTGTTTTCCTTGGTTTGCTATGTTTCGCATGTTTTGTTTTTTACTCTGTTTGGGATTATTCGCAAATAAAACAAAGGAATAGTAGGACAACAAAAATGTGTATATGTTGATACTGAGCGGCACCACTGAAAATGGCGTGCTTGCTATGTTAAAAATGCTGTATGTTTTTATGCTTTCCAATATTTTATCAGGAGTTGCTTCAGCATACAAAAATGATTGCAGCATTTTCCCCACAATTGTTGTGATGCTCATAGTTATTACTATGCCTGTGAAAACCAAGAATGCTTTGAAGTTCGAATTGAATATGCCCGATATTAGAAAGTATGAAACCAACACAAATGGCAGCAATCGAAAAAGTTTTAAAAATTCCTCTATCATTTCCTCAATATATTTTACATTGACATTTTATTATTTATCAAAATGATTTACAAGGTTTTACGCTTAATTATTAGCAACAAAATGGGCATTCCTTCGTATTTTTCTTACATCATCCGCAACCACATGAAGGTTCTTAAACCTTTCCCCAATTTCAAACAGGGCAACACAGTCCACAATTTCTATATGGACTGTAATTCGGTCATCTATGACTGCATCCGAGACCTCGAGAAGAGTTCGGAAATGAAAGCGCAAAAATCGGATAATTTCCACAAGATTTCCTCTATGGTTTGCGCGCGCATCCAGACCTATATTGACAATGTCCAACCATCAAATGTCGTTTATATAGCATTTGATGGAGTTGCACCCATGGCGAAAATGTGCCAACAACGGGTGCGACGATACAAGTCCGCGTTCACTGAGCAGGTTTTCAGTTTAATCGGTGGAAGCAATTTCAACTCCTGCTACATCACCCCCGGCACCGATTTCATGAATTACCTGTCTGACCACGTCTCCAAACATTTTGGCAAGGAAAAAAAGGTAATTGTGTCTTCCGCCAACGAACCCGGCGAAGGTGAACATAAACTGTTTCAATACATTCGCGCCAATCCTTCCGCCCACTCGGGTAAAAACACCATCGTCTATGGTCTTGACGCCGATCTTCTTATGTTGTCCATTTTCCACACCGATCAGAGCAACCTGTTTGTGTATCGCGAAGCACCCGAGTTTGCTAAAAGTCTCAACGCCGACCTGAAATCAGGTGAACCCTATGTTTTGAATATCAAAGAATTGTGCATCTCTATCGCCAGCGAAATGAACTGCGCCCATGTCTCGCCAAAACGCGTCTTTGATTATGCATTCCTGTGTTTCATGCTTGGCAACGATTTCTTGCCCCATTTTCCGGCAATCAATATTCGCACAACCGGCATTTATTCTCTATTGGACGCATACAAATCTTGTTTGGGGAGTCGCGAAGAATATTTGGTTGATGTCAAACAGGGCGTCATCCATTGGCAAAATTTTGCCAAGATTGTCAAATATCTGAGCAAATATGAGGAGTCATGGTTTCAAACCGAATATGTGAAACGGGGCGAAATCCGAATCAACAATCGCAATGCCGCGCAAGCAATGGATGAGTATTCATTTAATAATGCACCATTGATGTTTCGACAAATGGAAACCTATGTGAATCCTGTCGAACATGGATGGCAACAGAGGTATTATAAGGCGTTGTTTGGGTCCGATGTTAAAAAAAATGATGTCTCCACTAATTATCTTGAGGGTCTCGAGTGGGTTTTCAAGTATTACACCGACAAATGCGTGAACTGGCATTGGAAATATGAATACAATTATCCACCTCTATTGGAGGACTTGAATCATACTGTTGGAAAACCGGTGAAGGTCGATGGCGACAACGGACCCCTCCACCCTCATACACAATTGTGTTTTGTCTTGCCGCCCAAGTATTTGCGGGAGATCTTGCCTGTGTTCCCGATAGAGAAATATGCCAAATACTATGATTCTAAATATGAGTTTGAATGGGCGTTTTGCCGATACTTCTGGGAGGCGCATTTAGTATTGGAGGAAGAGATGCCTCTATCGGTTTTGTTGAAAATTGACGCGGAACACCATTCTTTGACAAAATGTAAAAATAAATAATAATGCTGACTGTCGGAGGAAAACCCTTGAATAAATCTCAGAGATACACCTTCCACCTTCCGGAAGGACGCCCATTTTTCGGTGGTGTTACCAAATTTAGAGCAAATTTCATTGAGATCCTTACTAATAATGCTGGGAAAACTCTGCGCGTTGACAATTACGGTGACGACGTTTATGGGATGTGCCTATATCCCGATTCCGTTTACACAATGCCACTTGGGTTCGTCAGTTTAGTAGAAACCCTGGATGACGTCACACAGCACAAATCAATTCTGCCGGAAGAAATAATGCTTATCATTGACGAAAATACGCCGTGAAGGAGAATCACAAACAACAGGAGGGGTCTTAAGGCAGCAACACAAACAACAGGAGGGGGTCTTAAGGGGAACGTAGTTCCCCTTATATATATATATGTCTCTGGTTGTTCTAATTACATTTGATAAAAAACCCAGTAAAATTGCAAAACGGTTGAGATATTATGATGTTGATTTTGTTGAAATCGATTATGAAGACCTTGACCAATTCTTAAAAACCAATCGCAGACAAATCAAAATTTTTTTAATTTCGGGATCAAAAAAACGCATTTTAAGAGATGGAACTCACGCCTCTATTGACCGCATTTTGAAAATGCCCATCCCTGTAATTGGAATATGTTACGGTTTTCAATATTTGGCAATTCGCAGTGGCGGCGTTTTAGAAGACGGTGGTGAAACTTCTTTGGACAATGCAAATATGGACACGACGGTTGATTTGGGTGGAGAACTTGTGAAAATGAAAATATGGGTGAGTCATCACGACAAGGTGTTGAAACTGCCGACTAAAAAGGTTGGCACAAATGCAGCAATCAAGGCAATATGGAGCATTGATTTAATGATGGATAATATGATTTATATGGCGCACACAGACAAGTGGATTGGATACCAATTTCATCCGGAGTTTAAGAAAAAAAGTTTTGATGAATTTATTTTGCCGTTTGTCAAATGAAAAGGGAGGGGTCCTAGGGGAACCGTAGGTTCCCCAGGGAAGAGATGTGAGTGAAAAATAGAAAAAGTGAAACCCCAAAGAGTGTTATAAAGGAATTATGGATTGACAGCAACATAAAATTTTTTTTGTACACGCA